CCCACACCCCTAGCCTTTATCCGTCACGCTCATAACAAGGCCAATTTTTTAATACCCTACACACCCACAGAATACTCGCTATTTATTTTACCCACCCCCTCATCAAAGGCGTTCCAAAAATTTTTTACCTGTGATACATTCCGCACATGCACAGCTCAATCAACGCGGATCAGCTGCTGCGTGAACTTGCTCTTTCCATAGCCAGAAATTCCGTGGGTGCCATGCGGCCAACTCACGAGATTGTTGCAGGAGAGGGGCTCACGCAGACTGAATACGATGCCATAGCAGCAAATCCACAGTTTCAACGCTATGTGGATATGTATACGAAAGAACTCAAGGATTCTGGGTTCTCATTTTCTGCCAAAGCTCGGGTCTTGGCGGAGGATTTGTTGCCGACGCTTTATCACATGGCTAAAGATTTGGACACACCAGCTGCTGTACGCCGCCAAGCCATCACAGACATCGTCGAATGGGCAGAATTGAAGCCAAAAACCAACCAAATTGCACAAACTGGCCCCGGTTTTTCGATCACAATCAACATACCAAGCACTGCAAATACGCCCCAACAGACCCTGATTTTGGAGGCTGAAACCCCAAAAATTGACGATTTTTCGTCAAAAATGCTCGAAAACGACAGTTTCGAGGCCCTTACAGGTGATTTCGAGCTCCCAAATGCAGAAAAAGTGCAAAAAGCGCCTTTATTTTTGCTTGAGGACGAAAATTACGAGTACGGCGGCGAGGACTACACATGAGTCATGTAGCATAGTGTATAATATGCTAATGGACACAAAGCAACCGGGCGTTTACGCCATCACGAACATAAAAACTGGCGCTCAATATGTTGGTAGCGCAGTGAACATAGGTATGCGGTGGCGTACGCACAAGTACGCTTTGCGACACCACAAGAAAAGCCCGCCTAAGCTACAAGCTGCATGGGATAAATATGGAGAAGACGCATTTGCGTTTGTGGTGCTTGAGTTTTGCGCTGCTGAGATGTGTGTTTTTACCGAGCAGAGGTACATTGACAAGCTACGACCTAAGTACAACACGAGGGTTGAAGCTAAATCTAACTTGGGTATAAAGTGGAGCGCAAAAACCAATGCTAAAAAAGGACGACCAGCCAACCAATACACTGTGCGAGGTGTAACCGGTGGTCTGCATACGTTATGCAAACACTTTGGGGTTGTGACAAAGCAGTGCGCACAGTGGCGTATGGTGGTGCGTGGTATGTCTGTTGAAGACGCTGTACTCACTCCATCAACGCCAAAGGCGGAACGTGGAAAAATCAGCGCGATTTCTCGCAAAGTAAACAACACGGGGTTCAAAGGAGCTAACCTAACATTTCGTGGCTGCACAGGTAGCGTTACTATGCTCACTGAAAAGTTCGGGGTCGTTGACTATTACGCCGTTCGCTCACGCATGCAGCGTGGTTGGAGTTTAGAAAAGGCGCTTCTCACACCGAAAAGGGGGAAAAATGGGCGTTAATTACACACCTGCTGGGTCAGTCGTTCCATACTTGATGAGCGATAAGTTTCAGTCATTTATTGTCGGCCCTGTCGGCTCAACAAAAACAACCGCGTCGTTGATGAAGATACCACTAGAAGCCAAAAAGATGGCCCCTTGCAAAGATGGGATTCGCAGGTCTAGGGTAGCCGTTGTCCGAAACACGGCCCAAATGCTTAAGGACTCCACCATCAAAGACTTCTTAGCGCTGTTCCCTGAAGGGCAGGCTGGGACGTATTTACGCACTGAGCTTCGATATATTTTGAAGTTCGATGATGTCGAAGTGGATGTGCTGTTCCGAGGGCTTGATGACGCCAACGACGTGCGTCGCCTCCTTTCCTTACAGCTGTCTTTCGCCATGGTGGACGAGGTGCGCGAGATCAATGCGGATGTGTTCGACGCCCTGACCGGTCGTTTGGGTCGCTATCCCAACGGCATGATGGTGCCGCACAAGCCACAGTGGGGTGTGGACGAGAAGGGCAACCCAGTGCAGGGCTGCGTGGACGACAACGGGCGGCAGATGAAGAAAGTGTGGGGCGCGACCAACCCGCCCGACATGGACGCACACTGGGAGCAGTACCTCACCAACGCCGACCCAGAGAAAGTGCATGTCACCATACAGCCCAGCGGTCTCAGCGAAGAGGCGGACTGGGTGCAGCACTTGCCATCGAACTATTACGAGGACTTGTGCGAGGGTAAGAGTGAGGACTGGATCGACGTGTATGTGCACGGCAAGTGGGGGCGCTCCCTCAGTGGCACGCCGGTTTACCAGCGCTCATTCACCCAAGACTTTCATGTGGCCAAAGACAACCTCAAGCCCATACAGAGTTCGGAATATCCCATCACGATCGGTATTGACTTTGGGCGCACGCCGTCCGCCGTGTTCATGCAGCGAGACCCGCGTGGTCGCATACTGGTGTTAGGTGAGCTCAACAGCGTCAACATGGGCATCGAGACTTTTATTCAGACAGTGCTCAACCCGCACATCGGCAACACCTACCCCGGCTACCAGTTCATTTGCGCACCAGACCCAGCGGGGTTTATGAAGCAGCAGTTGAACGAGATGACGCTCGTGGACGCGTTGAAAAACGCGGGGTACAAGTGCGTCAAGCCGCCGACCAACGACCCGGAGAAACGCATCGCCGCCGTGGAGCGCCTGTTGGCGCAGCAGCTCGAGGGCAAGGCCATGTTCCTCATCGACCCGCGCTGCACGCAGCTGATCAAGGGCTTTCGCTCAGGGTACCGGTACAAAGTCAAGAAAAATGGCGAGATGGAAGACAAGCCGGACAAGAACGAGTTCAGTCACATCCACGACGCTTTGCAGTACGGCTCGGCAGTGATCGACATGAACATCAGAGGCTTCGGGTTACAGAACACACGCCGTGAAGTTAAGCGGGTACGCTACGCATACACTTGACCGTGGGATGATGAGGGTTACAATTCGGCAACTTACGAAGGGTGCCCCATGAGTCACATGACCACAAACTATTTGAACCCGAAATCAGGGTTCTTTGAGCAAGCCCATGGCATGCACGGTCGCATCTTCGTGGAAACTGGCAGCATTGATCCGTCTGAAAACCGCCAGTATTTCATGTTCCATGAATTCTCGATGAACGCGGGGGCAACGGAAGTTGTCAAGGTTGTGATCACCGGCGACACTGTGATGAACGCGTTCTCTATCAAAGTCATGTCCGGTAAGGCCCGTGTCGAGATCGTTGCCGGTGGCACTGAGGGTGGGTCGTTCAACCAAGCGATACCAATCTTCCCAGTCAACGGCATGTCTACAGCAGTGCCGCGCAACACCACAACCACCATGACATCGGGTGGCACGCTCACCGGTGGCACCACCATGGACTTGTTCCTCGTCAACACAGGTGATAATGTGAACCAGTCCTCGGGCGTTACGAGCGGTGAAGACTTCGCCATCGGGTTCCCAGCAGGGACATATTACATCCGCGTCACGAACACTGACAACTCATCGGCAGCTGGCTTGGTCAAAGCCTTGTGGACTGAGTTGTGATTTAAGGAAAACACATGGCTACAGGCATCGCACTCATCCCCGTCGCACGCGCGTCTGACCTCGAGGCGCAAGACAAACGCCGCAGTGAGGAACTACAGAACAAACCCGTCATTCAAGGTCTTGCAGCTCATGTGCGCACACGATGGGACAGCGCTCGTACGGCCAAACGCAAACTCGAGGAGCGCATGCTTCAGTGTCTGCGCCAGCGCAACGGTGAGTACGACCCCGACAAAGCACAAGAGCTCGCTGAACAAGGCGGCTCGGACATTTACATCAACCTGACATCGGTGAAGTGCCGCGCGGCCACCAGCTGGTTGCGTGACACACTGCTGGGCTCAGGCGCTGACAAGCCATGGAGCATCGAGGGCACACCTAACCCAGACATGCCACCAGAGATCATTCAGGCTTTGCAGCAAGAGTTGTCGCAACAGTTGATGACGCACATCGAGCAGGGTGGCATCCCGCCCACGCCTGAAGAGTTGCGCCAGACCGCCATGGCGATGAAAGACCAAGCGTTCCACAAAATGAAAGAGGAGTCCGCCGAGCGCGTGGCTCGCATGGAGCGCAAGATGGAAGACCAGTTGGCCGAGGGCGGCTGGTACAAAGCGTTCAACGAGTTCCTCGACGACATCGTCACATTCCCCTACGCCGTGATGAAGGGGCCCATCAAGCGCCGTCGCAAAACACTGGAGTGGAAAAATGGCAAGCTCGTCCCCACCGAGACCATCCGCAACGAGTGGGCACGCGTTGACCCGTTCATGCTCTACTGGGCACCATGGTCATGGGAACTGGGCGACGGCTATGTGATCGAGCGCCACCGCCTCACAGCTGAAGACTTGCAAGCGTTGATCGGCGTGCCCGGCTACAACGACGCGGCCATCCGCACCGTGCTCAATGAGTTTGACACCGGCGGCATGAAAGAGTGGTTGTGGACTGACGCATCGAAGGCGCAAGCCGAGGGCAAGTATGTCACCGAGGCGATCATCACCGGTGACTTGATCGACGCCTTGCAGTTGTGGGACTCCGTCAAAGGTAGCTTGCTCATTGAGTGGGGACTCACTTCGAAAGAAATTCCAGACCCTGCGCTGAACTACCCTTGTGAAGTGTGGTTAATTGGCAACACTGTGATTCGCGCAGTGCTCAACTACGACCCACTGGGTCGCAAGCCCTACTACTTGACCAGCTACGAGAACCTCCCCGGCTCCGTGGACGGCAAGGGCGTGACCGACTTGTGCCGTGACGCTCAAGCCATGGTGAACGCCGCAGGTCGTGCCTTGGCCAACAACATGGGCATCAGCTCGGGCCCACAGGTGGGTATCAACATTTCACGCTTGCCACCCGGTGAAGACATCACTGACATGCACCCATGGAAAATCTGGCAGTTCACGCAGTCCGAGATCAGTGATAGTACGCAGCCCATCACATTCTTCCAGCCACAAAGCAACGCGCAAGAGTTGATGGGTGTGTTCGAGAAATTCAGCGCACGCGCTGATGAAGACACCATGATCCCTCGCTACATGACTGGAGAGAATACCCCCGGCGCGGGCCGCACATCGTCTGGCTTGTCCATGCTCATCAGCAACGCTGGCAAGGGCATCAAGCAGGTGATCAGCAACATCGACCACAATGTGATCATGCCTGCGATCGAGCGTCTGTACCAAGACAACTTGCGCTACAGCGACGACCCAGACTTGATCGGCGATGTGAACATCGTGGCCAAGGGCGCCAACAGCTTGGTGATCAAAGAAGCCGAGGCCATCCGCCGCAATGAGTTCTTGCAAGTGGTGCTTAACAGCCCCGTTGCGCAACAGATTGTTGGTATGGATGGCGCAGCAGAGTTGTTGCGTGATCAAGCCAAACACTTGAGCGGCAACGTCGATCGCATCGTGCCTGATCGCCAGCAGATCAGCACCATCCAACAGCAGCAGAACATGATCTCTGAATTGCAGGGACAACTGCAAGGCATCATGGGTACGCTACAAGCGCCCGCAGCGCCCGGTATGACGCAGGGCCCCGCACCCAAAAACATTCTTCCCGATGGCTCACAAGTGGGCGGTCGTGAAGGCAACATGATGTCGCCACGCCCCAACGGTGTTTAAGAAAATTTTCTTGACACCTGTCGGGTAAGTTGATATAGAATTTGAACATGAAGATTTTTGTAGGCACAAAGCCTGACCGGAAGCAGATGCAAGCACTCACTCGCTGCAAGCTTCCAGAAAGCGAAGCACTGCTAGCCCTCTTTAAGACGAAACTCGAGGAGACCAAGGTCTCGTTGATGTCCGCAGAAGAGCCAGCACGAATTTATCGCCTTCAGGGTCGAGCAGAAGTCTTATCAGATTTTCTCGAAGCGGTTGAAAAATCGCCCGAGATTCTCGCCCGGTTGGGGAACTGACCGGTTTTTAGTCCGAGCAAACCATTACGCGTAGGCAGACCGCAGTAGGAGCCGAAACGGAGTTGGAGCTTTTAGGAGATTTTGATGGCATTGCCAAAACAAGTTGAAGCCCAGTTGAAGGAACTGGAAAAGTTAGAGCAGCAGATCGCTGATAGCCAGAAAAACAGCGCAGACCCAGCCCCGGCTGATCCCGCGCCAAACCCTGACCCAGCGCCCGCAGAGCCCACACCTGACCCAGCACCCGCCCCAGCCGAGCCAACACCTGTTGACCCAACGCCTCAGCCAGCTGAACCTGTTGTTTCTGAAGAGAAATGGGAGCAGAAATACAAAACCCTCAAGGGTATGTATGACGCCGAAGTCCCTCGCTTGCACGCAGACTTGCGTGAGCTCAAAAGCCAAGTGGAGTCTCTCCGCCAAGCTGCTGAGGCCAAGCCAGCGGAGCCCGCTAAGCCAGCAACACCAGAGAAACTGGTAACGGAAGCTGACGAAGAAGCATTCGGTAAGGACTTAATTGAAGTCCAACGCAAGGTTGCACGCGAAGTTGCAGCAGAGTTTCGTGGTGAGTTAGACGCCATGAAAGCCGAAAACGAGAAGTTGCGCGAGCAGCTTAGCGCCACAGGCTCTCAAGTGTCTGAAGCTACATTCGAGCAGCGGTTGCACCGTTTGGTGCCCGACTTCGAAGCAGTAAACGCTGATCCCAAGTGGATTGCGTGGTTGCAAGAAGTTGACCCACTGTTGCGCGGCCCACGAATGACTGTTGCACAAGAAGCGTTCAACAAAGGCGACGCCGCAGGTGTAGCACACTACGTTGCAATGTTTAAGCAAACATTGGCACCCGTAGAGCCAACACCAAGCAAAACCGAAGAGATCGAACGCCAAATTCAGCCGAATCGAACAACCCCCGCTGCTACCCCAGCGCCGACAGGCAAGATGTTGTCTGTTAAGGACGTCGAAAAGATGTTTCAAAAGGCCGCATTGTTGGGTGCACAGGGCAAGTTGGAAGAGGCACGCAAACTTGAAGCTGAAATTGACCTCGCGTACATGGAGAATCGTGTAGCAGCGTAGGTCGAACCAACCTGTTTAACTTTTAGGAGGCCAAAATGGCTGCTGTTTTCCCCGTACAAGCTCCGTTCAATACGAGCACTTCATACTCTGGCGCGTTTATCCCGACCTTGTGGTCTGGCAAACTGTTGGCCAAGTTCTACCAAAACACCATGTTGTCTGAAGTCGCTAACACCGACTACGAAGGCGAGTTGAAGAACCAAGGCGATACCATCCGTATCCGTTTGGCTCCCACCATCACCATCTCTGACTACACCGCAGGTCAAAACCTGAACTACGAAGTCCCCACTCCTATCTACCAAGATATGCAAGTGAACAAGGGCAAATACTTCGGCGTTCAAGTGAACGACGTGTTGGCCTATCAGTCAGACATGAACTTGATGAACATGTTCACCGAAGACGCTGCCAAGCAGTTGAAAATCCAAATCGAAAACGAAGTGTTCTTCAACAGCTTCGTGACCGAAGGTGCTGACGCTGCCAACTACGGCGCTACCGCTGGTGCAATCTCTGCTGCCTACAACTTGGGTACAGACACTACTCCTATCGACCAAGCAACACCTGAAAACGTGTTGAAGGCGATCTTGCGTATGTCTACCGTGTTGGACGAGCAGAACGTGCCCGAAGATGGCCGTTGGTTGATCTTGTCTCCCTACGATCGTCACCTGTTGATGCAATCTAGCATCGCTCAAGCCTACTTCACTGGCGACCAATCCAGCACCATCCGTACTGGCAAGATCGGCATGTTGGACCGCTTCAGCGTGTATGTGTCTAACTTGTTGCCACGCGGCGCTGCTGGTAAGGCTTTGGTGTCTGGCTTGACCGACACTTCTACCGGTGGTTCTGTGGCCAACGCCAAGGCTCGCCGTACCATGATCGCTGGTACTAAGGCTGCTGTGTCGTTCGCGATGACCGTGAACAAGACTGAGCCCCTGCGCAACCAAACAGACTTCGGCGACATCGTTCGCGGTTTGGCTGTGTACGGTCGCAAAGTGGTGAAGCCACAAGCTTTGGTGGTCGCACAAGTTGGCTCTGCCAGCTAAAAACTGAGGGGCTTCGGCCCCTCTTTTTGAACTCAATTTTCTGGAGATTTTCAAATGCCTAACGTTACTTCTTTTGGCCGCATGGTTGGCGGCGTTACCACCGGTTTGACCGCTGGTACAACTCAAACTGCTGCTGGCGCTACCGCGCTGACCGGCGCTCTGAACACTGTTACTGTTGTCGCTGCTGACAACGACGGTGTGATCTTGCCCGCTGGCCGTGGCCAAGGCGACGTGGTCGTGGTTGCTAACCTCGACGCTGCTCAAGACATCAAGGTGTATCCCAACACTGGTGGCTCGATCAACGGTGGTTCAGCCAACGCCGCTTTGGTGGTTGGTCAGCAACAAGTTGTTCAACTCGTGCAAATCGGTACTGACGGTTTGAGCTGGTTGGCAATCCTCGGCGCTGTAGCTACTCCCGCCTAAGTGATGGCACAATAAAGGGGCCCTTCGGGGCCCCTTTTAACTTCTGGAGAACTTAATGACTGCACTCGAATTGATGGATCGCCTCGGCGGTGAAATCGTGATGAACCGTGTTCGCGTTGTTGTAGACGGCAAAACTGTTGTCGCTGCTGTGTTGAACGGCACTGAGTGGGAGCCTACTGAAGAAGGCACCGCGCTGATGAATTTGCACTCGAACTTGGCTGCTGAAGAAGCAAAGCCAACAAAAACTCGCAAATCTAAAGCTGCTCAGGTAGAATCTGATGCACAGCCAGAGCAGGAACCGCAGGCTGAGACACCCGAGACTGCTGTCGATGCGCCAGCAGAAACTGAACAACCTGCTGCCGAATAAGGTAAAACCATGAAAGCTCTGAGCGCGTTCTACCCACGAATTCTGCCGTACCTACCCGGCTGCTCAGAGCCGATGGTCGATCAGGTTCTACTCAATTCCGCGATTGAATTCGCGGAAAGTTCCCTCACTCTTCGCCAAAACTTAGACACGTTCTACACCATCGTTGGTCTTACTCAATACGATCTTGATCCACCAACAGCACAACACGACATTAACCGCGTGATGAGCGTTGCTGTGAATGGCAAAGAACTTGGCGCTGGCTTGGCCGAGGTAATTCGCAACGATTTACCTACCGCCAACGCAATCCCACGCGGCTTCTACACTGACCGCACGGACAACACATTCACACTGCGTTTGTCACCTCCACCTGACAAAGTCTACCCCGTGGTTGTCGCTGTGACCTTGCGCCCTGCGCGTAGTGCTACACAGCTGGACGACGACATGTACAACATCTGGATCGACCCCATCGTGTCGGGTGCAATCGCTCGCGCCATGCAGATTCCAGATCAGCCTTTTACGAATTACGCACGCGCACAAGAGCTGCTCGACGCTGCTTCGCGTATGACCGTCTCTTCGCGCATCGAGAGTAACTTCGGCCTTGCCCGTGGCTCCATGCGCGTGCGCAGCCGCCCTTTCGCTTGAGGTAGACCATGGCATTTTCAGCCCAAAACGTACTCAAACGCGTGGTGATCACGCTACAAGACGCCAACGCCGTGCGCTGGCCAACCGCTGAATTGGTGCGGTACCTCAACGACGGTCAGCGTGACATTGCGCTCGTGCGCCCAGACGCTACCTCAACCACTGCCACACTGGCATTGACCGGAGGCGCACGGCAGACTTTGCCTTCTACTGGCGCAAAACTGCTCGAGATCATCCGCAACACCGGTGGTACCAAACGTGCCATTCGCCTCACCAGCCGTGTCATTCTGGACGCACAGGTGCCTGACTGGTACAACAAAACCGGCGTGACCGACATCCGCCACTACACATACGATCCCCGTGAGCCACGCATCTTCTATGTGTACCCGCCCGCAGCCTCGTCAAACGCTTCTGTGGAGCTGATTTACTCTGCGTACCCAACCGACATCACCGAACCCGGCGGCAGCGCCTTGTACACGGATGTGACCGGCAACATCAGCGTGGCAGACATCTATGTCAACGCGTTGGTGAACTACATCTTGTACCGCGCCTACAGCAAAGATTCTGAGAACGCGATGAACGCACAGCTCGCCGCAAGCTTCTACCAGCTCTATCAAAACCTGCTGAACACTGAGTTGAGTGGCACAGCAGGCGTGGCACCGAAGGATTAATCATGGCTGAAAAAATCAAACTCGTTCAAGGCGACACACGACCAGCGATTGTTGTCACTCTGACTGACGATACCACCGAAGAGGCTATCAACATCACGGGTGCCACTGTGGTGATGCGTTTTCGTGCTGTGGGTAGCACCACCCTTCAAGCCACGATTACCGGCTCTGTGACCGACGGCGCTGCTGGCCAATGTGCTTTTTACCCTGCGTCAGCCCCTGAAATGTTGACTGGCGATGCAGGCGACTACGAGGGTGAGATTGAGATCACATTCTCTGACAACACCAAACAGACGGTTTACGACGTTATCAAGTTCAAGATGCGCGAGGACTTCTGATGTCTGCAAACATCACGCCCAACGTAACAAGAGCTACTGTCTCGGTTGTAAAAGCCCGGGCTAGTGTGTCTGTTGTTGCGCCAGTCGCGGGCGTGACTGTAGCTGTTCCAGTAGCGCTTATCGACTACATCTTGATCGTGCCCTCAGCATACGCTGATACAACAGGTCGCTTCAAGTATGTGGTGGATTCTGTCGTTTTGGATGACGCCAAAGTAATTGCGTTTACCAAGGCGGTAACAGACGCGCTTAGTGTCTCGGATAGCGCTCCAGTTTTGGACGTTACCAAGGGTTTGACCGAGAACGTGACAATGAGCGATTCGTTCTCTCGCGTTTTGGTCTACATTCGCAATTTTGCAGACTCTGCCAGCATCACGGACGCCAAGGCGTTTACTCTGACAAAGGCGTTGACGGAGATAGCCACAATCAGCGAATCTGCGGCTCGCAACGTAGACAAGTCAGTGTCTGATGGCGTGGCGATGAATGACGGCTTCGACACTACCGACGGATCGGTCTGGGTGTTTGACAAAGGCGTTAGCAACATCACATTTGCTACTGACGACTACTCAGCTATTTTTGAAAAGCCGTTCTCTGAGACCTCCACGATCTTGGATGCGTTGAGTCTTGATAACAGCAAAGCATTAGCAGAAACTGCGACGGTCGCCGACGCGCTCGCGTACTTGATTGACCTGCCGAAAACTGATTCTGTTTCTTTGTCTGACTCGCCAGCGATTAATTTCGTCCTGTCAGACAGAACCGACTCGATTAGTTTGTCAGATGCTTCTATACTAACGCCTATCAAGGGCTTGTCTGAATCTGCGTCGACTGCCGACGCCGGATACCTGTATTCGCAGGGGTACTGCGATTTAACCTACTTCGCATCCGATTACGTCGGCGCGTACAGAACCTTTTAGGAGTAAACATGCTTCAGGAAAACATCAAAGTCACCGGCAATGTGTTGGTGCAATTGTTCGACAAAGACGGCAACGTCAAAGACAAGCGCGAGATCAAGAACTTGGTCGTCACCGCTGGTAAGGGATTCATTGCCGCGAGCATGCTCAAGACCACTACCAACTCACCCGCAGCGATGAGCCACATGGCCATTGGCTCAAACAACACCGCAGCTGCCAACGGCGACACAGCCTTGGGTAGCGAACTCGGTCGCGTGAGCTTAGCTTCTGCCACCAATTCTGGCGCAGTGACCACTTACACCGCAACATTCCCGGCTGGTACCGGTACTGGTGCTGTTGTGGAAGCTGGTATCTTGAACGCCTCGAGCTCTGGCACATTGTTGTGCCGCACTGTGTTCGCTGTGGTGAACAAGGGTGCTGACGACGCCATGAGCATTACATGGGCGATCACAGTCTCCTAATAGGAGGTTGACATGTCTACGCTAACACTTCGCAACGTCAAGGGTTCGCCCTTAACAAACACTGAGGTTGATGACAACTTTTCAAACTTGAACACCGACAAGATGGAAAAGTCCAACAACCTCAGTGATCTGTCGAGCACATCGACCGCACGAACCAATCTGGGCGTGTATAGCACTACAGAGGTTCAAGAGCAGGCGATCGCGTTCGCTATCGCTCTTGGGTAAGGAAATACCATGGCATTCAAATCAAAAGTAACCGCAAACATCGGCACATCGGGTAGCCCCTCTACCGTCTCAGCGACGGTGAGTTCTGGCACGACTCACACGCTGGTCGGTTTGTCGTTGGCCAACACAACAGCAGCAAACATTACAGTGTCTGCGAAGCTGGTCAAGGCTGACACATCAAACGCGTTTTTGGTAAAGGATGCCACGGTGTTGCCCGGCGGTGCGCTCGCCATCGTGGGTGGCGATCAAAAACTCGTGCTTGAGGCTGGTGACTCTGTCACGGCCTACGCCAGCGCAGGTACATCAGCCGACGCAGTTGTGTCATACCTCGTCTAAGGAGTAGTCCATGGGAATGATCGGCAACAGCCTAGCCCAAGGTCTCATCAGCGGGGCCAACATCCAAGATGGTACGGTCGATACACCGGACATTAAGGACAGCGCCGTCACGGCTGCAAAGATTGCTTCGGCAGTTATCACTCCCGCAAAGCTTTCTACCGGTGCGCCGACTTGGGATACCTCAAGTAACTTTGGCATTGGTACTGCATCGCCAAGTGTTAGGCTGCATGTTGCATCCGGCATTACCAGCTATACATCCAGCCTAGCCGACTCCGTAACAAATGCAGTAACCCTTCTTAAGACGCACAGCTCTGACAGCACCGTCACTTCATTTGGTGGAACAAGCAGTGGCGCGGCAACAATTCAACGGTCAAACGGTAGCGGCACCACGGCATATGACCTTTTGCTCAACCCGTTTGGCGGCAATGTTGGCATTGGCGTTGCAAGCCCAACTCAAAAGTTAACCGTGGTTGGCAACATCAAAGCGGGATACGACGCAAACACAGGCATCAACTTTGGGCTTGTCGGGGCTGTTCCCTCATCAGACACCAACGCATATATCCTTTGGGGTACGGATACAGTTTTTGGCGGCACGAATGGCGATGTAATTTACATACCTCGCACATCAACAACTGCGTCGCATCGCTTTTACACAGGATCAGGAACGCCAGCAGAGCGCGTCCGTATCGACGCCAGCGGAGTTTTCTTAGTTGGTGCAACATCCAGCAGTGGTTCTGGCGGCGTTATTCTGAAGGGCTATTCTGGAACTTCACTGGCGTACAACAACAATGCAGGTGTGCTTTGGAGTGACCAAGGCAACATTGTTTTAACTAGCGCATACGCATCGGTTAACTTCCCTGCCACAGCTAGCGTTTCAAACGCCAACCCATACTGGATGACCGGCACTGTCGGTGGGTCTGGTGCGGGGTACTACATCAACCTTCGCTCTGGTTATAGCGGTGGCGGTGGCGGCGATGTTGCCGCGTACAAGATTACCAACGGCGGCACTGCTACTGCTGCAACGGTTACCAACCATATTTGGACCGTAGGTAGTGGCACAGAAGCAGCCCGCATCAATGCCAGCGGTTTCTTCAAGGCTACAAACACAGGCGGCTATATCAACGCAAGTGGGCCGTACTATGAATTTATTTCAAATGATGTATCTGTTAACCAGACGTTTATTGTTTACAACAACAGTAGTTCGATTACTCAAGATGCGTTGTTCTTTGTTGGAGCTGCGCGAGGAACTACGAACAATACGTTTTATGCAATCGGTTACTACAACTACGCAAGTAGCACATATAAGTTCCGTGTAGCCGACTCAGGTAATGTGACCAACACTAACGGCAGTTATGGTGCTATTTCCGACGTCAAGCTGAAAGAAAACATTACAGATGCCACTCCCAAACTGGCGCAGTTGAACCAAGTTCGTGTGGTGAACTACAACTTTATCGGAAGCAATGAAAAACAACTTGGTGTTGTAGCGCAGGAGCTCGAGCAAATCTTTCCGGGTATGGTTGAGGAGTCGCCAGACACAGAGCGTGTTACAACTGTTGGGGAAGATGGCCAAGAGGTCACCAATGAAGTCCCAACGGGCACAACAACTAAGTCCGTCAAATACAGCGTGTTCGTTCCTATGCTCATCAAAGCCATCCAAGAACAACAAGCGATAATCGAATCCCTGACAGAACGCATCACTGCGCTGGAGACCCAATAAATGGCCTACATCGGAAATTCCCCCGGCGTCGCGTCGCAGCGTGTAGAAACCGCGTTCACGGCGACATCGAACCAGACAGCGTTCACACCCTCGAGCGGTTACACGCTCGGGTACTGCGACGTGTACCAAAACGGTGTCAAGCTCGTCAACGGCGACGACTACACAGCATCTGACGGTGTAACAGTCACGCTCGCCACAGGCGCAGCATCAGGCGACTCCATCGTTATCGTGGCATCGTTCCCACGCGGTTTGTCCGACGGCTACCTCAAGAGCGAAGCTGATGCGAAATATCTGACGATTGCCAACCCAAGCTACACAGGCACGCTGACAGGCGGCACTGGCGCGATCACGATTGGCACAAACCAGTTTGTGAAAGACTCGTCAGGCAACATCGGTATCGGTACGGCAAGCCCTACGGCGTCCGCCAACAAATTTTTAAACATTGCTGGAGCCTCAGCTACAGAAATTCGTCTACACAATACTGGATCAGGCGCAACGGCTTCAGATGGTTTTGCTGTACAGATGTGGAGTGACGCTAACGTCTATCTGTGGAACTACGAAAATTCAGCTACGGTTTTTGGCACTAACGGCACTGAACGTGCCCGTATCGACTCTAGCGGTAAATTGTTTGTCGGCGGGCCTTCGTCGTCAACAGCTACTGGTGCTGTTACTTCACAGTTGGCGGTAATCGCAGCGTCATCGGGCAATAGCCTTTTGACGATTGAGTCTACTGGAACCGCCGCCAACTCGAATTACGGCATCATTGATTTCGTAAACCGATCACAGGCAAGTGGTGACACTCGCATGGCTGAAATTTTTGTCAGCCGGACAACCACCAGCACGTCTGCGCTTGATGGCTTTTTTGCTATTGCTGTTGCAAGTGGTGGCACGACTAACGAAAAATTCCGCATCACTTCTGGCGGCAACATTTTGCTGAACAATGGTATTGCGCTTGGTAACGTTTCGTACACAGATGGTACAGGCATCAAATTTCCAGCCGCCCAAGTTGCATCATCTGACGCAAACACGCTGGATGATTATGAAGAGGGTAGTTTTACGCCAAATTTTTCAGGTAGTTCAACAAACCCAACAGTAACTTATTCGGTTCAAGAAGGCAAATACACAAAAATTGGCAATCGTGTTTATTTTAATATTTTAGTAGTTCTTACAGGGGTTTCTTCTCAGGGTACAGGAAACATCCTAGTTGGCGGTCTGCCTTTTGCGGGAACCGGATATAGCTATGAAAATGTTTGTTTAATCGGCTACAACGATGTTTTTGACACGGCATTTAAGACGGCGTATGTCAGTGGCTCAAGCCTTGTAATTATTCCTGTTGGCGTTACTCAAGGAAATGCAGTTTATGGTTCACCAGCAACGGACAGCGCTTCAAATTTAAGCACTGGATATTTAGGAATTTCTGGGTTTTATCGGGTTTAATTATTTGTACTAAGTTGTACAAACGCACAAAGGAAACAAAAATGTCACTCACCAAAACCACCACAGTCGACCAGATCACCGTCACTGAGAACGGCATCGTTTTTTACCGTGAAGCAACACGCATCATGGAAGACGGCAACGAACTCAGCAAGACCTACCACCGTATTTCGCTAACACCCGGTCAAGACCTGACAGGCCATCCAGCAAACGTGGTTGCAATTTGCAACGTGGCATGGACACAAGAAGTCATCGACGCATACAACGCACAACAAGCTACCGCATTAGCATCAATGCAACCAGCAGTGGAGTAAACCGTGACCGACATGATCTCTACAACCGAAGCAAAGTTGCAGACGCACGAGGCCATCTGCGCTCAGCGCTACGAGCACATCACGCACACGCTCGACAAGGGTGACAAGCGCATGACCAAAATCGAATACTCGATCTGGGCGGTGCTGGCGGCTGTGTTGCTCGGCCCCGGTGCGGCTGCTGAATTCTTCAAGCGATTGATCGGCCTGTAATGTGGACCCGTTCACACTCCTCATGGCAGCACAAGGCATTGTGGCTGGAATCCGTCAGGGGTGCGAATTGCTCTCTCAAGGCAAGCAAGAGATTACCAAGCTCAAGAAAACCGTCGAAGGGGGCGTAGCCGATGCTAAAGCGATTTACTCAGAAGTTGCGGGACTTTGGAGCTGGATTACGGGCCTATTTGGTGCCAAGCCAGCCGCCAAGCCTACAGCAAAACCCGCTGTCACAGTCGAGCCAAAATCTGCAAGCAGAATCAACTACAAGCAAAAGCCAGTTGAGCAGCTCACCTACGAAGAGTACCAAACCCAAGCGGTCCACAAAATCTGCGAGCAGCTCAAGCAGTTCTTTGAAATCCGCCGACAGCTCATCGAATACTGCCACCAGCTCGAAGAAGAAAGCAAAACCACGTCAGACATCGAAGGGGCGGCGTTAGACAGAATTCAGATTGAAATGCAGCTTGAACAAATGACTGTACAGATTCGCGAGACCATGATTTACACTCCGAAGGAGATTGGTCTTCAAAGCATTTACAGTCGCTTTCTCAAGATGTACGACCAGATTTTGGAAGAGCGTGAGTTCGACAGAGCGCTAAAGCGCAAACAGGAAATCGACGCAAAATGGCAACGCGAGTACCGGCAACGAATCAGAATGGCAAAGCTGGGCTACGCGATAGTGGTAGCACTCGCGGCGCTGTGGATGACGGGACTGTTTTTAACTCTATGAGAGAGTTTTGGTTATGGGTTGCCATCGTGACATTGTTGCTTTTTTGCATTATGTTGGTATCGTTTGGCGTCGTGCACACGCACAAGCAACTCAATAAAGCCGAAGCCTTGTTGCTACGATTGGAAGAAAAGGAAAAGAAACGTGAAAAAGCTCGCACTGATCCTAAGCCTAACGTTGAAAGTGAGTAAACAGTGAGTTTGCTGCTTCTAGGTACGCTTTGTGCGCTGCGTGTGGGTCTAAAAACACACCTAAGTGGTGGTTAGTTCCGTTATGTTGTATCTGCGCAATATACTTTTTGAGTCGAGTGTTGTAGCTTACCCCGCGCAAGCCGAGTTTGTTATTGCGTTGAGCGCCCTTATTTTCGCAATTTTGCTTGCGTGTTGCGGCTCTAAGGTTTGTAATCTGGTTGTTGAGTTTGTTACCATCAATGTGGTCAATGTCATGCGGAGGGAAATGCCCATTTTCGATGAACCATACAAGTCTATGCGCTGCGTATTTTCTGCCTTTGAGCTGAATATACCGGTAGCCGAAAGGGGTGACCGCTCCCGCAATGGAGCCAACTTTGATTTTTGGGCGCGCTTTTTTCTGAAGCAGCAGCCCCGTAGCCGAGTCGTACTCTAGCATTTCAAGGACGAAAGACAATGTTAAATCTGATTCACTCATGGCAGTATTCTAAGAGGAATAGCTAATGAAGTCAAAACTATTTGTAGCGCTAGCTGCGCTATTGTTACTGGGTGCTTGCGAAGACCGCTACAGATACGCATGCCAAGACCCGAAAAACTTCCAAGCCAAGCGCTGCCAACGCCCTGACTGCTTGTTCACACAAGATTGCCCCGATTACCTCGTAGCCCCTGTATTGGAGAAACAAATTGTTCAACAATCAAACACCCCAGCAGCCGCAGCGTCTTCTGACCGCTGAAGAGATCGAGGTCCGCGTATGGGCCGTGGTCGTCATCGTTGTCACGTTTATTCTGGCTGGCATCGTGGCGTTCATGCTCTACAGCTTGGCCTATGTGACCCAGCCTCTGAAGTCCATGGCACCCATGGATCAGGCGTTCGCCAAGATGCTCAACGACATCGTGCTGCTCGTGGTGGGTGGTATCGGCGGTGTGATGAGTCGCAAGGGCGTACAGGCAGTGTCTGAGAAGATTGCCTCCATGCAAGGGCCCACACCCCCACAGCCCCAAGCCGTAGCGCCAAGTAATAGCCCCGCGCCTACGGCTTCCTCGGGCATGTTTGACTTCAACTTCAACGGGTTCAAGAACCCTGAGCTGGACGAAGAGTGGCGTGCACCCCCGCCACCTACAACACCGCCAGACTACGTTGACCCATCCAAAGAAGAAATCGCTCACGAGCGAGCTGCTGCGAGGGCTGAAACATGATCGGTCTACCCAACCCCAAATTCATTCTCATCGCCCTGATCGCTTGCATCATGGCGTTCTACTACGGCCACCACAAAGGCTGGTGGGAGCGTGACATGGAGATGCAGGTTGAGATCGGCAAGCGCAACGAAGAGTCCCGCGCCAAAGAACAGGAGCTGCAAAAGCAGATCACCCAAACATCAACCCAACTCACGGAGGCCAACGATGCCATCACTCAAAAACAGTCTGCTCTTGATCGTGCTATCAGCGCTGGGCGCGTGCGCCTCCCCTCCTCAAGTTGCGTACAAGCCAGTTCAAGTGCCGCCCCTGCCGCCGGAAATAGCCAAGAAGCGGGAAGCGAATCTGATGGACAGATACTTAAACTTATTGGAGAAATCATCGCCCAAGGCGAAAGAAACACAGCGCAATTAAACGCTTGTATAGATGCTTACAATGCAGTGCGCGAGCAGGTTAATTCACAGGGGCTGTAGGGTGGTAAATCTTTTTGGCGTCAAGATACGCTTTGCGTGCAGCCTCGGGCGTGTCAAAGTGTCCGAGATTTTTTTGCTTGCCGCCAAAACCTATGTGCGCCTGCCATTTAGTAGTTCCTTTTACCGAACTCACACCAATATATGGATTATTTTTACCCGCTCGTTTTCTATTCTGCAAGTTTTCGGAACTTGTTACATCGCGCAAATTTGCTATTCGGTTATCTGTACGAACGCCATTAATGTGATCTATCTGACCGCTGGGCCATTTTCCATAAACAAAAACCCATGCAAGTCTATGAGCCAAAAACTTTTTGCCTTTTATGGTTATATGCCAGTACCCAGTGTTCATTCGATTTCCGGCTTTTGCCCCAGCTGGTACTTTGCTATTAACGCGAACAAGCCAAAAAAAGTCACCAGATTCGCGGTCATACCGCAATCGTTTTTCCAAAGCTGTAAAATCAAAATTGTTCATGCTGTTGCACCTCTATGCAATGGTTTGAAAAGTGACGGCTCGGTGTTGACGCATCGGGCCGTTGCGCCATTATAGGAGATGTAAATGGTTACAGCAGAGCAACTAGCAAAACTTCACATCAGTGCCGAATGGGTCGAGCCCCTTAACGATACTTTTTTAAAATTCGGTATAGATACCCCAAAGAGACAAGCAGCGTTCATAGCTCAATGCGGCCATGAAAGCGGTGGGTTTAAGCTTTTATCTGAAAATTTAAACTACCGCGCAGAGACTCTGTGCAAGTTGTGGCCTAAGCGTTTTCCGACGCTAGAGTTTGCCAAGCAGTTCGAGCGAAATCCGCGAAAAATTGCCAACAGCGTTTACGCGAACCGTATGGGAAACCGCGATGAAGCGTCAGGGGATGGGTACCGTTTCCGTGGGCGCGGGTGCATCCAATTGACCGGCCATAGCGGTTACTACCACGCTGGACAAGCCCTCGGCGTTGACTTCGTGATGAACCCTGATCTGGTGGCCACGCCCAAGTACGCTGTGCTGACTGCTGGCTGGTTCTGGTCAACACACGGCTGCAATGAGCTTGCAGACGCTGCCAACTGGACTGGACTGACCAAGCGTATCAACGGCGGCACCATCGGCCTCAACGAGCGCATTTCACACACTGTGCACGCCATGGCAGTGATTGACGCTGGCACAGCACTGGCCTAAGCAACTACAATCGCAGCAGTGGTTTTAAGGGGTTCGCATGGCACTGGTACAGATGAAAACGTTTGGTGGCATTTCGCCGAAGGTGTCACCTCGTTTGCTTGCAGACAATCAAGCGCAGACAGCGCTGAATTGTTCTGTGTTTTCAGGCACGCTGATCCCGCTGCCCAACGTCGGCTCGTCTGTCACCACGCTTACAAAGGTGGGCACGCCGCTGACCATCTACCGCTTTGGCCAAGACGCCGTCTCGGACACCAACTACTGGTTCCACTGGACAACCGACGTTGACGTAGCACGCAGCCAGATTGCTGGTGACACTTCTGAGTGGACGTTCTACACTGATGGCACACAGCCCAAGGCGACTTACAACACGCTGGCGCTGTCTGGCTCGGATTACCCCACGGTGTCACGTCCACTGGGTTTGCCTGCACCCACTTCTGCATGCTCGGTATCCGCTGGCTCGGTGCCCGTTGGTTCTACCGCCACACCTGAGACTCGCAACTACACCTACACCATGGTGTCTAAAGAATCTGGATTCGAGTTTGAATCCGCACCTGCCGCTGCCTCGCTGGATGTTGATGCTGTGCCCGGGCAGACCATCACTGTTGGCACTTTTGCATCCATCCCCTCTGGCTACAACGTCACCCATCGCCGCATCTACCGCGCTACCGCAGGCACCTACCTGTTCGTGGCAGAGATCACTGCAGCCACGTCGTCATACGCTGACTCAAAGCTTGCTGAGGACTTGGGCGAAGCCATCCCAACCACCACATGGTTGCCACCACCCGACACACTCAAGGGCTTGATCAACTTGCCCGGCGGTGTCATGGCTGGCTTCAAGGGCCGCGATGTGTATTTCTGTGACCCCTACCACCCGCACGCGTGGCCTGTGCAGTACATGCAGTCGCTGGACTACCCCGTGGTTGGCCTTGGCCGCATGGATACTACGCTGGCTGTGATGACCACCGGTGTGCCGTACCTGATTCAAGGTAGCCACCCTGACTCGATGACCGTGGTGAAATCCGAGCTGGAGCAAGCCTGTGCATCCAAGCGCAGCATTGTGAGCTTCAATGGTGCCGTGATCTACGCCAGCCCTGACGGTCTGGTGATGTTGTCGTCCAACGGCTCCAAGATCATCACTGAACAGTATTTCACTCGTGCACAGTGGCAGGCGTATTTCTTACCGACATCCATCCACGCATACCAGCATGACCTGAAGTACATTGGGTTCTACAACAACGGCACGACATCGGGCGGCTTCATCTACGACACCACCTCTGGTGTTTTGACTCTGCACGACATCTACGCCACGGCTGGTTTCAATGACTTGCAGATCGACAAGTTGTTCTTGGCCTTCAGCGATCGCTCTGTCAAGCCATGGTTGACAGGCAGCAACAAGACCTACACATGGAAGTCGAAAAAGTTCACCTTTCCAAAACCCATGAGCATGGCGTGCGCACAGCTGGATGCCGAAGCCTACCCAGTTACTGTGAAGTTCTATGTAGACGGTTCGCTGATCCACACCGAGACCGCCGCAAGCCGCACACCATTCCGTTTGCCTGATGGTTCAGGTCGTGACTGGGAAGTGCAGATCGAAGGCAACACCGAGGTTTTTGGTTTTGCCATGGCCCAGAGCATGACGGAGTTGAGCGGTGTCTAAAAACCTTCCATCCGTAACCTCGGTCATCCCGCGTGACCTGCGCAACTTTGTCGATCGCCTGCGTGAACTCATCAATGGTAATGGGGCGGGCCGTCTCGTAAGTGCACAAGATTTGGCTAATGCGGGAGTCGTGTCCGTTGATGCTAGCGGCAATCTAAATCCAATTACCACTGTGTTTGGTACTCCTCCGGCACCTACTGGTGTTACAGCGACAGCTGCCATACGCAACGTGATAGTTGATTGGGATGAAGTTACCTACCCCGGTCACGCTTATGCGGAGGTGTGGGGCGCAAGCACTAACGATCTGGGCGCTGCCGAACTTCTAGGCCAAACGCCCGGCTTCACATACACCGATTCGCTTGGGCCGTCGTCCACCCGCTATTACTGGGTTAGATACGTCAATACAGAGAACGTGGCTGGGCCGTACAACTCCACCACTGGCACCGTGGCAACCACCGGTGCTGATCTTGCCTACACAATGGGTTTGCTGCGCGACACTTATGGTGGCACCAGCGAAGCACCGTTCTTTCAGCTCAACTCGCCCACAGTAATTGGCGGTGTCACTATACCGGCAGGCACCTACATGAAAGCTGCGTTCATCTATGACGCAGAGATCACCAACGCAAAAATTGCAAACCTTGCAGTCGATTCGGCCAAGCTGGCAAGCGCGTCTGTGACTACCGCAAAAATTGCTGACGCCAATATCACAACGGCCAAAATCGCTGACGCAAACATCACGACAGCTAAGATTGCTGACGCGAACATTACAAGCGCAAAAATTGGTGACGCTGAAGTCGGCACCGCAAAAATTGCAAACGCTGCAATCACAACTGCGAAGATCGCTGACGCCAACATTACGACGGCCAAGATTGCAGATGCCAACATCACAACTGCCAAGATTGCAGATGCCAACATTACCAACGCAAAAATAGCCAACGCTGCAATCACATCAGCAAAGATCGGTGATGGCGAGATTACCAACGCAAAGATTGGCGACACGATTCAGTCAACGACGTTTGTATCTGGCAGCACTGGTTGGCAAATTCTTAAAAGCGGCGCGGCTGAATTTAATGATGTTGTTATCTCACGACAGCTTTTGTTCGACTCAGGTACTTTTTCTGGTTTAGTCAACACGACAAACAACAACACCTTAGCTGATAAAGCGACTTTTTATATCGAAACCAACACGGCGTCTTCCGCGTGGTCAGGTACTGAAACAACATTTTTGGCTTTGATTTCTTTGTCGAACGCAACCGTTAACGCAAACGTGTCTGATGTAACCAACCAACCTCAAAACATTCAGTGGGGTGCGTCAGCACTGGTAGTGCCGATTACGCGTTGGTCTGGGAATGCGCGAATCTTTTTGAAGGTAAGCGTTTACACCCGACTCGTCAACTATGTTTCGGCTGATTGGAATTGGTATTTGTACAAGGTCACATGATGTATAAACGGATGAACGACGAAGTTTGGAAGGTAGAAGATCAGGGCGACGGAACTGTAAACCTGAGAGTCATTACCCCCGACAGCGAAGAATATGAGGCTGCAATAGCCGCCATTGAGGCTGAACAACCTAGCTCTGAGTAAGCATGGACACACTTGTACTCGATCAGAAAGAAGCCATCGGTGCATGGGTCGCCCAGCAGGTTGGACAAACTTGTGAGTGGGGCAGCTTCTACGCCCTTGGCGTCATGCGCGACGGGGAGATCATTGCCGGTGTGGTGTTCAACAATTACAACGGTGCCAATGCCACCGCCCACATTGCCATTGCCCGCCAGACTCGGCTGGTGCACAAGATGATCGAAGCCTCATGCGACTACGCTTTTAACTTTTGCAAGCTCAAAAGATTAACTGGCATGGTTCCATCAAATGAGCCTAAAATACTGGCATTTGACAAGCACATCGGCTTTGAAGAAGAGTTTGTGATGAAAGACGGCGCACCCGGCGCTGATATGCACGTTTTGGTTATGTGGCCTGACAAGTGTCGTTGGCTACGCAAGGAGTAAATCATGGGTGGAAAATCAGCACCAGCACCAGACTACAGCGCCATGGCAGCAGCCACCGAAAAAGGTGTTGCTGTAGCAGAACGACTCGGCAACCGCCAGATGGACTTTGCCCAACGGCAGTATGAGGAAATGAAGCCCCTGCTCCAGCGCATTGCAGATCAGCAAATGGCTGCACAAGAGCAGCAGATGGGCCAAGCCAAAGACTACTACGACTACCAGACAAAAACGTTCCGCCCGCTGGAACAAGGTCTCGTCAAAGAAGCTCAAGATTTCAGCACCGCAGGCTACCGCGAGCAACTTGCCCGTGACGCAGCCGCAGCTTCCGCCAAAGCGTTCGGACTCACCCAAGACATGGCCTCTCGTGCAGCTGCTGCCCGTGGGGTAAACCCCAATTCCGGCGCGGCGCTCGCCATGCAGAACCAAAACATGCTGGGCCTCGCCGCCCAACGCGCCAACGCAATGACAGGTGCACGCACCTCAGCCGAACAAATGGGCTGGGCACGCCGCATGGATGCTGCTGGTTTGGGCCGTGGCCTCGCCGGTGCATCAACCGCAGCCTACGGCGGCGCTACAGGCGCAGGTACCGCAGGTGCCAACACAGCCATGGCCGCTGGCAACCAGTTCACAAACGCCAACAACGCAGGTGTCAACACCATGATGGAAGGCGCTCGACTCGGCGTACAAGGCGCTGGCAACATTCTCAACGCACAGACAAGCGCGTACAACACCGGCATCAACGCTCAGGGTGAGATGTTGGGCGCAGCCCTCGGCGCTGGCGCAGTGTACGCAAAATCAGATCGCCGCTTGAAAGAAGACATCAAACTCATCGGCGTAGATGAAAGCACTGGCCTCAACCTGTATGAGTTCTTGTACAAGGGCGGCAGCGGCACCAAGTACATCGGCGTCATGGCTGACGAAGTGAAAGAGAAATTCCCGCACGCCGTGTTCACAATGCCTGATGGCTTCGACGCCGTCAACTACGAAACACTCGGCATCGAGTTCAAGAAAGTCTAAGGAGCACACCATGGGATGGGCATCAGGTTTACAAGCAGGTATCCGCCTAGGTGAGACGATTCGCCAAGGGCAAATAGAGCGCGACTTGGCTGAAGAAGCCAAGAAGTACAAAGTGACTGAGGGGGCGTATGGTTCCGAACTCGGCAGCAATATCGAGCAGCTGCGCGGTTTGCAACAGCAAAACCCTGAGTTGGCCAACCAATACGAACCAGCTATCGCTGAGTTGCAGCGCCGCCAAGGCTTGACTGCACCTGACTACTCAGTCGCCAGCGGCGGGCAGAACTTTGCCACTATGCAAGAAGCTCAGCGTGCGGCCACGCCCATGCGCACAGCAGGGTTGGCTGATGTCTATCGTGGCTACGGCATGGAAGATAAGGCTAGCGAGCTGGAATCTCGCGCTTTACAAGGCCGTGCCGCTGCTCTACAGGTTGGCAAGTTAGAGCGTGAAGACACTGCTGAAACTCGTTACGCAAACTTCAGCGACTATGCTGCGCAGAACCCCAATTTGACGGGTGCTGAATTGAAAAAGGCTGCTGTTGAGCAGTTCAAACTCAATCCGGGGCAAGTTGAAAAATATGTTACCCAGCGGCTCAACATCGACAAAGCTGACTACGACTCGTTCAAGCTGAATGTGCAGAAAAAGGTGCAGGGTAAAAACTTGGCTCAGCTCGGGTCGTTGTACAACTCTGACCCTGACTTTGATGACAAGACTGACTTGGCCATTGTTCCCGGCAAAGGTGGTGCGGTCACTTTGAACTTCATTGACAAAGCAAGTGGCAAGATCACTGGCACGCAGTCGTTCAAAAACGAAGCCTTGGCCACAGAATACCTTGTGAAACAAGCAGTTGAGCCGGAGACTTTGGGTTCATGGATGCTGGGTGTTCAAAGCAAAGAGCAGCAGATCGCAGCCTCTCAAGCCAATGTCCGCGCAAGCGACGCCTCTGTTGGCCTGTCCAATGCACGCGTTAAATCACTGCAAGACTTGCAAAGCCGTGAATCTCAACTCAACGACATTCGTGACCAGTACGCAGCACTGACTGATGCAGAGAAAGCTGGCCCAATTGGCGTCGGCTTGGCTCGCCAGTTCAACATGATCAGTGCAGCCGCAGGCAAAGTGATCCCCACAGGCTCCGCAGGGCGCCCCGGGGCTACCATGACTGACCTCGAAAAAGAGAATTTGCGCTATTACCGCGACTGGGAAAAAGACTCTAAGAACGCTAAATTGTCACCCGCTGAAAAAGAGCGCAAGGCACGTGATCTAGGTATTTACGAGTTGCTCAATCCGGGCTCCGCTAAAGTAGAATCAGGTTTAGGTAGCAACCCTTACGCCAGATAACACGGAGTAGAAATGGCCATTTTCTCGCTAAAAGAACTTCGTGAGGCGGTACCCCCCGAATTACGTGGCTTGTCAGACGATGCACTTTTGCGAGACTACAGCCAGCGCGTAGGTAAAACCTTTGAAGAAACCGCCGACTACTTCGGCTACAAGCCCCGTGGCACCCTCTCAGAGATGGGTCGTCAGCTGGTGGGCGGTGCTGTTGTTGACCTACCAAAGATGGTGGGTCAATCACTCGAATACACAGGCTTAGCACCCGAGTACGGGCGTGAAATGGCGCAAGCTGCCGAAGCCCGTGCAGTGGATTATGTGCCTGACATGCGTGGCCGTGGCCTCGTTGGCCAAGCCGGTGTGTTGGGTTCCCGCGCCGTCGCGCCTATGGCACCTGCAATCGCCGCCAGCTTCTTGCCCGGTGGTCAGGTCGCAGCACCCGTGGTCGCTGCTGGATTGTTTGGCACATCGTCTGCGCAAGAAACCTACGACAAACTGCGTGAACAAGGCGTCTCCGAAGAAGACGCTACCGCAGCCGCACGACGAGTCGGCCTCATCCAAGGTCCACTTGAGGGTGTTGCCACTGCTACTGGATTGCGTGCTGCCAAAGGCTTGGCACCGGTGCTCGGCATCGGCGGGAAAACAACAGCTGGCGTAGCCGCTGGCCTCACCGACACAGCCGTCATCAAACCCTTTGCAAAGAGCATGGCGACAAACATGGTCGTACAGCCCGGCACTGAGGTGTTGCAAGACTTGGGCACTTACGCGGTGGAAAAAGCCTATGGCGCTAAAGCCGAAGACCCATACGAGATCGCTAAGCAGTCCGCTTTGGGTGGCGCTGGCCTCACCATGATTCTGGGCCCATTGTCGCTGGGTGGCCATGTCGCACGCGCTCGCAAGGCTGACGTTTTGCAAGCTGCGTTGAGCGAAGACGCTCCCCCAGAAATTCGTGCGCAAGCACTCAAGGCAGTGACCGCTGAAGCTCGCCGCCAAGGCGTACCTGAGTCTGATGTCGGTGCTTGGTTTAATCAGCAACTAGCTGCCGAGTTAGAGTTCAACAACCGCGTCAAACAAGACGCATTGAACCGCACTGTAGACCTGATGGGCAGCGAAGCCCAGCAGTTGCCATTCATGCAACAGCCGCAGGCGTTTTCGTCACTCGACCAGCAACGCCAGTTCGAGCAGGGCATGTCCGGTATCAACTTGCAGACACCGTTCTCATCTGTTGGCCAACAGCAACAGTTCGAGCAAGACCTGATGGGTTTGGGCGAGCGCCGCGTTGCCGAGGTTGGTCAGCAATATCAAGACCTGATTGGTCGCCAAGCGTCTGGTTTGATGTCCGCACAAGATGTTGGCCAAGAGTGGCAGCAACAACAAGCGCAGAAAGAGCGCGGACTTGCAGCCGCCACCCAAGCTGGTGAGCAGTGGCAAGAGATGCGTGCAGAGCGCCTCAAGCAGCAGTTCGGCATCGAGGACATCGGTCGTGAGTGGCAACAACTTGCCGCTGAATTGCCACAGCCTGTTAGTACCGGCTTAACCAAGGCACAGCGCCAAGCGTTGCTCGGGCCCAAAGGCAAGCGCCTCAAGCAGACCTCATCACCCTTTGCTGTGCAAGAGCAACAAGCGCCTTCGGCTTCTTTGTTGACGCCAGAGCCAACCTATTCGTCTTCGCTGTTGCCACAAGCACCAGCACCTGTGAGTCAGATCACAGAACGTCCCGCGTCACCTCCCCCCGGCGTGTCTCCAAGCGCCGTTTCACCCGCTGCTCCGGTGGCAGCGGGTGCTTCTTCAACTGAAGATGCGCAACTGAAAAAACTGCTGGACGATGTTGACAGCGTGGATGTCAAGAATGTGTTGCCCGCATCGGTCAAGTCCAACGCCAAGGCTGTGCCCGGTCGCACCTCGATTGGCCAAGACGGCCTCAAAGGTATCCGCGACGCGTTGGTAAAGGGCAAAGAAGTCGCTGACGAGAAATCTGCACGCATCGTTGCAGCCCTCCAAAACTTCGCAGAAGCCTACAAAAAATATTCCGACCAAGGTGGTCAGGCGTTGTCACGCCGCAACAAGATCGCTAAAAAGAAAACCGGTGCTCAGTTCGCTGAAGAGGCTGCGTCCGCAATCGAGATGCAAGCTGCCAATGTGCAGCAAGCACTGGCCGAGCTCGGTGACGCCGTGGGTGGCAACGCCAAGGATGTGGAAGCAGTCGTGCGCCTCGTCAAAGACATGGTGCAAGGTAAGGTAGTCGCCCCCGGAAAAAGCCGTGGCGAAGCTATCAAGGCGCTACAGAAACTCGACACAATGCTGTCACAGGCATGGGCAGCCGCCAAGCGTGAAGCCTTCATGGGCAAGGAACCAGACACTGCTGACATCCGCACCGGTGCCATCCGCACTTCTGTTGAAGTCAAGGGCCAAGGCAAGGTGCCAAAGCTCGTTCAAGTCGCCACAGAAGGCATCAAGGGCGAGGGTGGTAGCACGCTCAAAGGCTTGCCAGCCATCTTGCAATACATGCGCACCAACGGCACGCCTATGGAGCGTGCACTGGCTTTGGCGTTGCGTGAGTCGATTGTTGAGAGCCAGAGCGACATCAAGCTCGAGTTCATCACTGAGGGTAAACCCCGATTCGACCCCAAGACCAACACGGTGTACCTCAACAAAGAGGAATCGCCAGAGGTCATCTTGCACGAGGCGTTCCACGCCGCGCTGCAATCGTTCGTCTACCGCAACCCCAATAACCCTGCCGTGGTGCAGCTCAAGAAATCGCTCAAGGCTGTGACCGGCTACAAGGGCCAGCTCACCGGCAAGGCGTTAGAAGTGCAGACCTTGCTCAAAGACTTGGTTGCAAAAGGCAACGAGTTGGACGCCGTACTCGAACTGGTCTCCTACGGGAATACCCTAGCTGAGTTCCGTAAAGCGCTTCAGACCATGAAGTCCGACAAGAAGGTACCCAAGTCGTTCTTAGAGTCGGTCAACAAGGCATGGGAAGCCATCAAGAATATCGCCACCCGTTTGCTGGGCGGCAAGCGCTCTCTGGCCAACGATGTGCTCGAGTCATCACTTGAGTTGTTGGAAAAAGCACAGAAGCAGACCGCTGTTGCAGGTCAAGGCCAAGTGCTCGAAGCCGCCATCAAAACTGAAAAGCCAGTGAGCGACGCCAAAATAGCTGCGGCATTAGAAGTGCCTGAGCAAGATTACAGCAAGTGGAGCAAGGCCAACGCCGCTCAACTGCAAGCCACGCAACGGCTGTTTGAGGCAGTGGGTTGGAGCAAGGAAAACGCGCAGAAGATGCTTGGCTCTGCTGGCGATAAAACTCGTGCGTTCATCAGCAAGAACTTCCCCGGCGCAGAGATCGTGCTGGGCTGGATCAACTCGCGCTACAACGTCAACGAGACCGTGTCCCAAATCATGGATCGGTTCAAGCTCAACAAAGGTATCGGCTATCAATACGCTGAGGACTTGGCCAATGTGATCGCACGTCGCCCTGCTGCCGATGTCAAAGCGTTATTTGCTTACCTCGACGGCAACACCAAGGCGTTGGACGGTTTGCCCGATGCTGTGAAGCTAAAGGCCGTGGCCGACAAGCTCAACGACTGGTTCAAGCTGTATGTTGCAGAACTGACCCCCGTCGAGCAGCAATGGTTCAGCAACCGCAAGTTCAGCGAGACCCTGCTGTTCCCATCAACCACCGAGCAAGTTGCCGGTGGCACATTCGGCCTTGGCAAGATCAATGAAGTGCTCGGCATCAAGACTGAGCGCGAAGCTGAGCTCGACCAAGATTGGTTCCGCAAAGACGAGAACGGTGACCTGATTCTGACCGGTGACATGTACCGCGTGTTCGAGCCTAACCGCATCAAGAACAACGGTGAGATGATCTCTGCTGGCTTCATGTCTGCATCACGCTTCGCCGAACTCGGTGGCAAGAACCCCATGGGCTTCACTGTTGACACCTCGCGCCGCTGGACATACGGTGGTGTGGTCAAGGGTAAGCACACATTCACAACCAACACGACAGCCAAAGAAAAGATCGACAACGAGAAAGCTGACGATGTGGCAAACGCCTTGCGCAACACTGTTGCAGCACTGGCGAACAACTACGCCAGCAAAAACTTCATCAAGTCGATCTACGACATGGGCCGTGGAAATAGTGCGCATGCACAAGTGGCATTTGACTCGCTTGAAGCTGTAAACAAGTTCATGAACGAGGGCGTACCTGCCGATCAACGCGTGGTCATCCGTGAGGACATGGTGCTGCCAGTGTCGCGGGAAATCTCTCGTTCGCCACAGACCAAAGCCCTGTACCGCCAATCTGGCACTTGGGTAAAGTTGCCTGAGTCCGGTGTGTACGGCGAGTTGTCTGGCAAATACATCCCCGGCCCTGTGTGGAACGCCATGGGCGATATGTCCGATCGTCAACCTCTGGTCAACCTGCGTGCCGTGAACAACACCATGCGCTGGTTTAAGAAGTCCAAGACCGTGTGGAACTTCGGCACCCATGTGACCAACACTGCGTCCAACGTGACCATGGCGATGATGCACGACATCTCGTTCGGTACCATGCGTGACGCTGCCAAGATGCTGGCCAAGTACGAAGTCAATGCAAAGGCGTTGACCAAAGAAGAACTCGACCTTGTGATGGCGTTCCGTGACTCTGGCGCTATGCTTGCAGACTATTCAAGCGCTGAAGTGAAAGAGGCGATCTACAAAGCCCACGAGCAAAACTTGCGTGGTGGTGAAGATGTGTCCTTGATGCGTCGTGTCGGCGGCTGGCTCGGTGTTGAGAAATCCAAAGCTGAATGGCTGCAAGCCCAAGCCAAGAAGGTCGGCAAGGGCGTCGAATACATCGACGAAGTCTCAACCCAGATGTACGCCGCTGAAGATAACATCTTCCGCATGGCTGCGTTCTTGAAGACCGCTGGTGCCTTGCAACAGCGTGCTGGTGCCAAAACTCCATCCGCAGAAATGCTGCAAGAAGCTGGCTTGTTTGCCCGCAAGGCATTCGGTGATTACGACATCGACTCTAAGGCTGTGAAGATCGCACGCCAAACCGCGTTGCCGTTCGTCTCTTGGTTCTACGCCATGGCACCGGTCATTGGCCGCATCGCTGTGTACGAACCATGGAAACTGGTCAACGTGCTCGGTGCCTACATGATTCTCGAAGCCGCCATGGCTGGCGCAGCCGGTGGTGACGACGAAGAGACACGCAAAGAAGGGCCTGAGTCCATCCGTGAGCGCATGTTCGGCTCTATTGGCCCATACCTGCACATCCGCATCCCGTTCATGGGCGACGAAGAGAACCCCGTGTACTACAAACTCGGCGACTACTTCCCACTGGCATCGTTCACACGCGGGTTGCCAAACGGCGTGATGGGTCAGTCATGGATTCCAGCATCGTTGACCCCTAGCGGCCCGTTTGTGAGCGCACTTCTTGGGCTAGTTGGCGGCGTCGATCCCTACACCGGTAAGGCTTTGCACAAGCCTACCGACACCGAGTGGCAGAAGTTGTGGACGAGCACCAAGTTTGCTTACGACATCATGACTTTGCCAGTGATCAGCACCCGCAACATCGGCAAGGTGGACGACATTATTGAAGGCAAGACCGGCATCACCGGTAATGAGCCATCAAGCCTGCCGATTGCCCGTGCGTTCGGTTTCAAGTTCTATGATTACAATGTCAACGAACAGGCGGCAATCAACGAGATCGTCGTGAAGCGTATCGAACGTGACTTTAAAACTGCTATGACGCAAGCCAAGCGTGATGAGTACCGCAAAGCCTACCCTGACTACGATGCACTCGACGAGAAACTCGACGACTTGCAAACTCGCATGGAAAAAGAGATCGAAAAAGCCCGTGGTGGCGCTGAGGAGTAAACATGGCTAAGACACCAGCATGGCAGCGTAAAGAAGGCAAGAACCCCAACGGCGGACTCAACGCCAAGGGGCGTGCCTCGTACAACAAAGCCAATCCCGGCAAACCCGGTTTGAAGGCACCACAGCCAGAGGGTGGCCCACGCCGCGACTCGTTCTGTGCACGCATGGAAGGCATGAAGAAAAAGCTGACCAGCGCCAAAACAGCCAAAGACCCCAACAGCCGCATCAACAAATCGTTGCGTGCATGGAACTGCTGACATGGCTACCAAACCTAAAACCAAATCCAAAGTGAACGCCGCAGGCGTCTACACCAAGCCCGGTATGCGTGAGTCGCTGTTCAAGTCGATCAAAGCTGGCACCAAGGGTGGCGACCCCGGCGAGTGGTCAGCCCGAAAAGCGCAGCTGCTGGCCAAGAAATACAAGGCCGCAGGCGGGGGTTACAAGTCGTGAAAAACCCACAGCAATCTCTAAAAGACTGGACAGCGCAGAAGTGGCGCACAAGCGACGGCAGCCCATCGAAGGGCAAAAAGCGCTACCTGCCCGATGCAGCATGGAAGTCATTGAGTCCCGCTGAGAAAGCGGCGACCAACAAGGCCAAAGCCAAGGGCAACGCCCGTGGCAAACAGTTCGTAGCGCAACCCAAAAAGATTGCTGCGAAAACCGCAAACTACCGTTAACCCCAACCACTGCAAGGAGCAGACAATGAAAGCTATGCCAATGCGCGGTCAGCGCACCGCCACCAACAAGGCCAAGAAGATGAACCCATTCGGCATGGGTGAGTCCAAGAAAATGGAAGCCATGGAAAAGAAAATGACCGGTAGCAAGAAAGCCTATGCCGCCATGGAAAAGAAATACGAACCCGGTATGCACAAGGGTAAGAAGAAGTAATCATGCCGTTCAAGTCAGCCAAACAAGCAAACTTGATGCGTGCTGCAATGCACGACCCCGCCTTCGCAAAGAAGGTGGGCGTGTCCAAGAAAGTCGCCACGAAGTTCGTTCGTGAAGACCAGAAAGCCAAGGGCGTAAAGCCCAAGGCTAAGAAGTAATCACTTCATACCCGCTGTGCGGGTACGGGCAAATGAGCGGTTGGCGGATTTAGGCACTGCACGCAGATTGCCTTTTCCGTTGCCGCCGCCTTTGACGATGGGCGTCTTGTGGTCAACGTCCTTGCCGTCACCTTTCGACACCACACCCTTTTTCTCCATCTCGGCACGAGCCGCGTTGCGCTTTGCGCGGTTGGCAATTTGCTCAGGTCGCCCTTGGTAGTTGGCGTACTCTTGTTTGTAGTTGCGTGGCATGTCTGTCCTTTCAAGCGGCGTTGTCACCTTGCAATACTGCTAGGGTGATTTTACTTTGTGGGCGTGAGTTTGTGCCAGTCAAGCTCTCAACGAATCGTGGGTGGTTCAGGTTCAGCACAATGCACTGCATCTGACCCGGCGCATGCTTGGGGCAACCCTTAAACAGCGTGATGCGCTCACGGCGCTTTATCAACGCACCCTCGTTGTCCAGTTCCCGCTCGATGCGGTCAAGTCCGTCACGCTTCTGACGCAACCACATGCGCAATTTTTCAGCACCGATGGATACCACGCTACCCGGCATGATGGGGTTAGTCTTGTCGTAAACGATTTTGACCCGTGCCACTGCACGTTCTGGTGCTGGCAGCACAACTTGCTCGACGCCTGAGCCATAGGTTTCTTTGCACTCAACCAGCTGGTCGTTGTGCTCGGCCAAGAACTGGCCGATGGTGTCGAACACGTCCGTCTTGTTGTCTTCGGCGAGTTGGCGTGTGGCCTTGACGCGCTCAATCAGGTACTGAATGGTGTCTTGGATGTTGAAGGGGAAGAGACCCAGTGCATGCCCGATACGGCCCATTCCCCAAGCAGAGATGATGGCTGTGCGGTAGAAGCGCTCTTGGGGCTCGAAGAGAAAGTTAAAGGTTTTGTTGAAAGAGGTCTCTGCCCACTGCCATACTGCATCCGGCCCACCTTTTGCCAGCACAACCTCGACCAGTTCTGGGAATGCCCATCCGTTGTTTTTGGCCATAATGTCGAAGAACTCGTAACCATCACTCTTACCATCAGCGCGGGTTTCAACGAAAGTACGGTCATGTTGTGGCAACTCCAAGCAACGGGCTTTGAGCGGGTCATTGCCAGCCTGTGCACCCTCGAATTTCTGGTGGATTGAGATGTTGGTGGTGACGAGCGTTGGCCCTGCCCATGTGGCTGGTTTGCGCAGCTCGCGCTCTTTGGTCATGGCAATCTTTTCACGACCCTGACTGAGCGTGTACGCCATGTCCGCCACATCATTGTCTTCAGCCGTGGTCAGCTCGTCGATGCAGCATGGCAGGTGGTTGAGCACGCCACGGATTTTGTACATCGCATTGGATGTGTCGGTCTTGCTGAGGAACAATTCTTTTGGAGTACCGATCAGGCTGTTGGCTGCAATCAATGCTAGCGTCTTGCCTGTGGTTGTCTCGGTGGAATAGATCGACACCACGCATGTAGCGTTACCGGCTGAAGGGCCGATGATGCCAGCGGTGGCCAGCAGCACAGCCGAGCGCAGTGTGTCGGTACCGGGGCGGTCAAGCATCTGCATACCACGCACCCACTCATCACGCGAGCCGTGCGTACCGATCTTGTCTTTGAACTCGGCGGCAGGGCCACGCAAACGCAAATCAGAAACGCCATGCACGTGGCCAAGCACTGTGCTACCGCACATAAACGAGCCATCTTCCTGCCAGCCGAACGCCACGTAATCAAGTCCCGTTGGTGTCTGTTGTTGCACCATGGTTAAGTAATCCATTAAAAAGCTCCTCACCTTTTCGTACTGTCCGATGTGTTTCATAAACACCTGTCTATTCAACAGGAACGTCGAAAATTCTTTCCCCACTGTGGCCAATACGACCATCTCATGCTCTTCTTCTTTCCAGCCCGTCATCGGGTATTTGATCAGCAACTTGAACGCTGACTTTTTACTCGATGGGTCGTTGTACACACCGGTGATGTGCATCTCGTATGGGCTCACCAAATCCAGTTCAACTACCTCTTGTGCGACATCGTTGCCATTGGCGTCGGTCGTTGTAATCTCGGTCTTCACTTCGCGGAACACTTGGCTGTTGTTCACCACATAACCCTTGGGCAGTGTGAACGACACGGTCTCGCCCTCTGGTGTTTCGACCTTGCTCTCTGTAACCACGGACAACTGGGCAGGGCTTGTTATCTTTCCTTTGTGTGGGCAACCTTCGCAACCCGATGAGCACAGCTGCTCGAACTTAGCGCATGTCGTTGGCCCTGTCCCGTGCCAGCCGTTGATCTTTTCCATGTTGCTGTCGAGATCGAAGTCTGGGTGTGCACCAGCAATCAAAATCACTGCCGCTGGCACATCGGTCGCATGCTTTACCAAGCCAAGAGATGCACGCCATAACGGCTCTTCAACATTGCGGCCAGCAGCATCAAGCACACCACCAGAAGCTACCAACGCTTTGACTTGATTGCATCGTTGCGCCACGGCTTCGATGATTACATCGTTGGAGTTCAACACTGCATCAAGAATAGATGACTTCTTTGCAGCGCGCGCCGTCGTTGGGCGTGACACTTGTGCTGCTTTGCCAATCCACTGCGACAACACTGGCACCAGTGTGCGTGGGTCGTAGTCTGGGCAGTCACGCTTGCACTCGACTGGTTTCCACGGCGTTTGTTTTTTGTGGTGTGTGCCCACTGGGCGCAACACCATTGATGGGTCGTGAATCTTACTTGTGTCGATCTGCACGCCGTGCTCTTCGAGTGCGAGTCGCAAAGCTGTTGATAGCTTCACCCAGTCAGCGTTTTTGATTGCAACGGTCAGCGGCCAATAGCAGTGAATGCCTTTGCCTGATGAGATGACCATGGGCCCCGGCATACCAATCGCTTGAAGCGCAGCAGCCATTGCAGTCCAGCCTTCTTTCTGTGTTGCGTACGGCTTATCTTCACCAATGTCGAGGTCTAGCGCGAGGGCTTTGAACCACGTTGCTTGTTCTTGTTTGCGTGTCCACTTGTTGCGACCACGATCATCGGTGTATGCGTGGCCTGCGAATGAGCCCACGCCAAAGTAAACGGTTGTTGTGGGTTCTGTGTCCCACTTTGAGATTGCATTGACAGCATCGTCGATGTTGGCGAATGAGCCACGATTCCAAAATATGCCACGAGGGTTTTGCCCTGATGGGTCTGGTTTGTGCGTGCAGATTACCAGTTCGTCGATCTGGGGAAATATGCGAGTAAGAAAGTTTTTCGTGTCCAAATCATGCCCCTAGATGAAAAACCCTCGGCCTTAGCCGAGGGAACCTTATGCCGAGATTCTATTACTCGTCGAACAGGCTGTCGATCTTTGCAGCCAATTCATCCGATGCTTTCACGGGGGCAACAGTTGGTTTAGCTGGCGCAGCTTTTGCTTGCACAGGTGCTGGTGCTGGCTCCTCTTCATAGGCGTCATCAACAGCGGGGGCAGCAGGAGCTGGCGCAGGGGTGGGCGCAGCAATCGCAGCCTTGGCAGCTGGTGCAGCAAGTGCTGTGGCACCAGATGGTGCTAACACGCGGGTAGCGACCTTGGTTGCATCACTCGACACCAACTCGTCGATGCGTGTGATTGCTTTTTCTGGCACATAACCTTTTTGTTTGAATGTGATCTTGGGGTAGCTGGCTTGGTCATCAAAGCCCAACTCGGTTACAACTTCTTCAGGGCCGATGCCGTAGTTACCCAGCTCTTTGAAATATTCGCGTAAGGCTTTCATGCCAGAGACAGGCACGGTCAGGCTGTACACCTTGGTGGGGTCAGCAGCTGCAACGACAGCGAGGTGGCGTTGGTCAGCACACATCTTTGACTTGGCACCAGAGGGCAGAATTTTTGAGCCGAGCACATTGTGTGGGCAATCAGCGCAACCAGTGTGCACGGGGTTCTGCACGCTTGCATCGGGCTTCAAGCCATCGTTTGACCAGCAGTCAGGGCGCACATCAGATGCAGAGGCATCGAACGCTTTGCCGTAGAACACTTTCGACACTCTAGGGTTTGCACCTACGATGATGGTGTCCAGTGTCACGCCCACGGTTGTCTCAACGCCGTCTTCGTTCAGGCGATAGCGACCAGCACGGATGCTGATGCGTGGGATGTTTAAGCCGTCAGTGACGATGGCTGATGCAACGGCAGACTTAGTGCCTGCTTGTTGACGGGCAGCGATACGCGCTGCAATGTGTGCTGGGACGTTTGCGATTGTGTTGCTCATGGTTTACTCCTGTGTTTGAGCTTTGGGTGGGCGCATGGCGTGAACCACTGCGCGGAAAAGGTGGTCTTTGATTTGCTGCTCTTTGGGCAGGTCGGCAAAGGGTTTGATGCAAGGGTGAATCTTCAGCACTGGGTCTTTGACCAAGCCGTACTCCCACCCGTCTGCAATCTTCTGTGCCATCCAGCTTTCATGGCTGGCTTCAGGCCCAACATCGTTGTGCATGTGCAGATCAACGCCCATCAACGCGCTTTGTTTTTGCCAGTCAGGTGCGTCCTCCCATGTGGGCTGGCTGTCATCACCAATCGCTTGGCAATACGCACGATTCACCTCGTGGCATACACGGGCTGTGTGCACCATGAACATGCTCACGATGTCTTCTTCAGACATTTGTTCTATCGCATTCATAAATTAGTCCTTTGCTTGCGCTTTACGCAAATTGAAAACACGAGTCGAAGAAAAATTCACCCCCGGTGGTGGTGCGCCGTTAGCCTCGATGTAACTCTTGACTCCGGTCTTTGACGCACGGGACTCGACCATATCCCACGCATCATGCTCTTTGCAAAAGCGGAAGAACTCTTCACGAGAACCCACTGTTGCTGTGTGATGTGTTGACCAGTACCCTGTACCGGACGGTGTCTTGACGGTTTCTAAACCATCTTCTTGTGCCTTAGCAGTAATCCAGTTTTCAATCGCTACCAGTTTCTCTGTTAACTTTGCTTTGGTTGCCTTGTGTTCACGCTCTAACGCTTCGATCTCACTGCGGACTGCAATGTACCGCTCTGTTGCAATGTCATAGTTCATGTTTGACTCCTTTACTCATCGTCACTGTTGATGCCTTGTACTAAGTTCAAAAATTCCGCAAGTGTGTTTTTCTTTGCGCGGAGTCTGCGGTACAACTCTGCTTCAAAGCCCGTGGCCCAGATGTGCCACACGGAGGTTTTGCCGGTTGTGGTCAACCGACGAATTCGTGCATTGGCTTGCTCATATTGTTCAAGTGAATAAATAGGTGCGTACCAAATGATGTCCTTCGCTCTCGTGAGTGTCAATCCATGAGCTGCAACCTTTGGGTGTGCCAACAGAATCTGTGGCTTGTCCGTGTGTTGGAAGTCATTGAATATCTGATCACGATCTTTCTTGCTCGTATCACCATTGACCATTGCAACATCGAAACCATCAGCAGTCAGCTTCTGTTGAAGCCAGTTCTGCACGCCTTTGAGTGGCACGAAAATGATTGCTTTGTCACCGATCTCAGTGAGTAATTCAGTGAGCGTATTATAACGCTCCGAGGCGTCGATGGCAATCGTAGTGTCATCACCATACACAACGCCGCAACAAATCTGCAACAGCTTACTCAACATCACCGCCGTGTTGGCAGCAGTCACTTCACCAGCAGCGAACACCGTCACTGCTTTGTCCTTCATGTCGGCAAACGCTTTGACTTGTTGCTTGGTCAGCTCGGTCTTGCGACCAACAAAGTTGGTGTCAGGCAAGTCTTTACACTCGTCCAACGAGAAACGAATCGAAGGCTGCAACACACGTCTGCATGTCTCCAACGAATCGTTGCGTGGAATCCAGCGAAATGTAGTTACCTTCTGCATCACCAAGTCTTTGAATGTGGTGAAGCTCTTGGGTACATTGGGCGAATCAACAAGGCGTGCCAGTGTCCATGCGTCAGCAGGTGTTTGCGAAATCGGTGTGCCCGTCAGCAACCACAGCCAAGGCTGATGCTTCTGCATCCACTTAGCAAATATCTTGTAGCGTTGTGAGCTGGGTGACTTGAGCGCTGTCGCCTCGTCATAGATCACCACATCGAAACCATTGAGCTCGGCTTGCATGTTCGTGAAGCCATCGTGGTTGATGATCACATACTGCACACCCGGTGTGTTTAACAGGTCGAGGCGCTTTTGCTTGGTACCCGTGCAAATCACGAACGAGCGGTGCGGCAAGTGATGCTTTAACTCACGACCCCACACGACCTTCACAGTCGATAGCGGTGCGACGATCAACACCTTGCGTGCGATGCCTTCGTCCAGCAAGAAGTCAGCAGCCCAGATCGAGCTGATGGATTTACCAGTGCCCGGAGCGTTGAGACACAACGCACGCTTATGCGTGGTCAAGAATGCCGCAGTTTCTTTCTGGTGATCCATCGGCGTAAAGCGACCGGGCCAGTTGTAATACTGCAAGATCGGTGCTGGCACACTGAAGCCGAGGTTCTTCAGAACCATCGACTCATCAACGCCGTAGGGCAACGCAACGAGGTCTTCACCATTGTGTGTGAATGTCTTTGCGTGAGGGATGTACTGCGCAACAGCAGCGTTCTCTGTGCTGTTGATGATGATCTTACGCTTTTCAGGAATCACTAGCATTTAACGCCACCCACGCTTTGAACTCGATGACCCACTGGTCAACGTTTGTTTCTCTGACAATCCAGACTTCGCCACCCGCGTGCGTTGCATCGTTGATCTCACGGTTTTGGTTAGCAGTTGTGACGCCTTTGCCAAACTTAGTTTCAACAGCAAATGGCATGCCATTAACCCAGCCAACAAAGTCAGGGATACCAGCCCGACCATAGCCGTTAGCAGGTGGCATAAACCACCAGCAACGCTCAGTACCAGCGAGAGTTTTCTTGACAATCTTTTTAACATCGCCTTCGTTCTTCATTTAGTTTTCTCCACATATGCAGTCATTAGACGCGTGCTGATGTTTTGGATTGCGTACGCTTCACCTTCGTCACCGAAGCAACCAAGCTTGCCAGCCTTTTTCTCGGCGTGCTGCCACACATGCACCGCCTCATGCACCAGCAGAGCCGCCACGTCGATGGGGTCTTCTTCGGCGCAGCGTTCCAAGTCAAGCCCAACGATACAAGCAACACTGCCCTTTACATTATCGAAGCTGTGCGTGCATGCTGGCCATCCGTTGGGGACGAATAAGTCTGTGTAGTCATCACACTCAATGTCTTTCAGCGCTTCGACAAATTCCTCTTGTGATGTAACGAAGGCAAGGTACCCACCAACAAACAAGCCACGCTCAAGCCATAAATCTTTCTTCATTTATCTAACTCCCTCCAGTGGTCGCCACAAACTCGTCGGTATCCTTCTGGTGTTGGTGTTCCGCATGTTGCTTGTTTCTTACAACCCGGTTCGTCGCACGCCAGCACAAGCGACTGGTCACGACACTTAGGGCATGCGTACAACATGTCACCCTCATTAAACGGGTCTGGCGCACGCAACATTTCACTCTCATCGCCAATCCAATCACAGTGGCGGTTATCACATAAGTAGCGATCAGTCACATCAATTTCCTTTTGCCTGTTTCGTACAGTTCACGCTGGTCATGCGAGTTGTGCACAACCACACTCAAATCTTCATCGTCAACCACTGGTTGGCACCAGCAGCAAATATCCAGCTCATGCTCGAAGGTGTCTTCGTTTGGGATGATGTGCACGACTCTGTACCCCTTCGCATTCTTGCCGTGGAATTGCAACCAGCCTAGCGTCATCTCTTACCTTTCAATCGTGCGTCAGGGCAGAACCCTTTCGCTGGGCACCAAGGGCACAGGCCGCTTGGCTTGGTGTCGAACACACCGAGGTCGATCACCTCTTGCACCTTGTCAAAGCGTGGCTCCAGTGCACGCCACAGTGCGTCCAAGAATCGGCGCTCGTACACAGCGTTCGTCACTTGGTCGAACTTCAACCACACGAACGATGTCTTGACCTTCGTCACCTGCGGGAAATGCCACATCACCATGGCTGCGAACAACTGCAACTGGGTGGGGTTCTCTTTGACCTTGCCCGTCTTGTAGTCAAGGCAGTACGCAGTGTCGCCGTCAACAACCAGCACATCGGCAATCGAACGAATCCACACATCTTTGGCAAACCAATCAACGGGTTGCAGCTGGCGGTTCACAGACATCTGGTGCTCAAAGTATTTGTCGCCGTTGCGTGATGTGATCTTCTCGACCAGTGGCCCCCAACGCTCAAGTGACTGCTTCGCTTCAAGGGTATCTTCCAGTGCGACAGCAGCAACTGTTGCCTCGCTACCAGCCACGATGGCATTGCCATACGCCTCGAGTACCTTGTGCACACGATCACCATACTCAGACGCCTCGTTCATCGTGTTCTGCACACGCTTGGAGACATACAGGTAATCGAACTGCGCAGGGCATTGCTCGAATGTAGACAGTCGGCTGAACGACAGGGGCATTGGGTGGGTCATGTTTCTTCCAAGGTTAGTTTTGCAAGTTCGGTTGTGATGTGTTTGTGCGCTTCTTGGAGAACCTCGAGCCGTGTCTTTCTAATTACTCGGTCGTGTTGTTGGTACTCTTGGAGTTGTAGGTGCAACAAGTGCACCCATCCGTCCGCAACCTTCACACCAACATCCGCGTAACTACACATGTCTCTGTAATCTATCCGGTACTCAGCGCGAACCCATTGCGGCATGCGATTACTTAGCATCTCCATAGCTCCCTCCTACTCCAGTTTCACACGCAACGGGAATGCTGCGGCACCACTTGGGTGTCATTGCAAGGCACTCTTCCATATACGCACGCGCTTCATCAAGTTCATCATTCTTCACCACACAGACAGCCTCATCGTGAACGGACAGTTTGACTGGGTAGCGTTGATTGATACGCGCAGTTTGCCACATAACGATGCGCATTGCAGCATGTTGCGATAAATTTTCTACAACTTTTGCGCCGTGGATGCCCACGCGCTGTTTACCCATCAGGTATGTCCACTCGTTGCCGTCATACTTCAGGTCGTTGTACATGACACCGGGCTCGCCGGGGCGACCAAAGCCATCCCACTGGGTGATGAACCAGCCGTTCACATCCACATTGAGCATGCTGCATCCATTGGCGATGTCAGGCAAGATCACCTTGTCGCAACGCTTCCACAACTCCACCACCTTGTAGTGCACCGAGCGGTACAAGTCCACGATGGCATAGGCACGATCGAGGTCGATCAGCTCCACTGTGGGGTCTGTGCGTTTTGCAAGGCGAACCATCTCTTGGAATCGCTTGGCACCAGCGCCGTACTGCAAGCCCAGCATCGCTGTCTTACCCAAGAAGCGCTCGCCCTTGTCAGCCTTGGTGATCGTGCGCCCGAACAACTTCGATGCGAAGTCACAGTACAGGTCAACGCCGTTTTGCAGCTTGAGCAACACATCGTCTTGGCCAGCCAGCGCCATCACTGTGCGGAGTTCAATGTTGGATGAGTCACCCACCAGCACGGTGTGTCCGAGCGGTGCCAGCAGCGCATCACGCAGGCCCGCTGAAGGGCCGCGCGCAGGGATGTTTTGCCAGTTGATGGAATTGCCACCAGAGTAGCGCCCCGTGGTCTTAGCGCCCCAGAAATTGAGGTACACAGGCAACGGGCCACGCTTGGCGGTCTCTAAGAACTTCAGCGCTCGCGTTTCCGCAATGGTTGTTTTAACACCCAGACGAGCTGCAACCAGCGCCTGTACATCCGCATCATCGGACTCCAAGAGGTCGGTGAATTCTTTGTCTGATTTTGCGAAGGCATAGGTTTCCTTTCCAGTGGTTTTGCTTGTCTTTGTGGGTGGTGTCACACCCAGCTCCATCAACTTCGCAGCGAACTTATCGTTGGACATGATGATCGTGCGATCTACATTGGCGGCTTTCAACAGTTCTTCTTTGCGTGCGATCTCTAGGTCGTACAGCTCTTGCATCTTGGCTTGGTCACCCACCAGCATCGGCTCAGTGAACATGCGCACCGTCATGTCGATGAGCTTCAACTCCAGTGCAGGTGTGTAGGGGTCGAAGCGTTTGCCCAACTCTTTACACAGCCATGTGTCGTGTTTGCAGTATTCGGCGTACTCGTTTAATTCCATGGGATTAAAGTCCTCACGGCGTTTGCCCAGCGCCTTCACAACCGCTGTGCCTTTGTCGGGCAGGTTGTATTGCTTGGCGAGGTTGGCCAACGAGTGGTACTGCAAGTACGGCAACAGCATGCGCCCTTGTGCGAGGGTGTCCATCCACAGCTTAGGCGATATGCCAAAGCGTTGCGTCAAGATGTACCCATCGAACAAAGTGTTGTGGCAGCGCACAGCGCTGTTGGCCCAGTCGTATCTATACAACCACCCTGCGACCTCCAGCTCTGTGCCACTGAACCACACAGCATCTTCGTCGTTCTTAATGACAGCCACACCGATGACTTCAAAGAGGTCGTCGCTGATGTATGCGTCTGTCTGCATCTTCGACAAAGAGTAATCCTTGTCGTAGTAGGTTTCCATGTCTATTGTAAGAATATCCATCATGTGTCCTTATAAGTTTCGTGCCTAACAACTAGGCTAATTACTCGTTGACTTACGCCATAGCGAGCCGCTAACTCAACCTGCCTTGTACCTTTTATGGTGTACTCTTCACGTATTTCTTTGACATGTTTCTTTGTTAGTTTGGCGTTTACATGCTCGCTTTTTGGTTGCGACTTTCTACCCTTGGCGTACGCGTCTATTAAGTTAGCACGCATGGAGCCTAGAAATAGGTGATCTGGGCGACAGCACGCTCTGTTATCACACTTGTGTAGCACGAATCGCCTGTACGCCTTTGCCCGACCGTCTTGACGAAATTGAGTTTCTAACTTAATTCCGCCGAACGACAAAAAATACGCGACGCGGTGAGCCTGAACTCGCGCCCCATGCCATGACAAATTGCCATATCCAGAGCTAGTTTTAGAACCCCGCCACTCCCAGCAACCAGAGCTAGATTGGTCTACGCGTCCCCAAAATGATTCGGGTGTATTTTTTGCGCTCATTTGCTTTCCTTAGTATGTTTACGTGCTTACAGTATACATCAGTCACGCTCCAATTTCCACTCAGCAAAGCGAAGGCGGAACAGCTCTTCAACTTCTTCATAAGTTTTTACAGTAACAGCGTCGCCACTACCTGCAATAACTGTGTACCCGCTACCATCTTCATACACTGTGAAGTCCAGAATATTTTTACTGCGTTGCGGGAATGAACCTATACCTATGTTGCCGCTCGAGTCGAGGCGCATGGCCTCTTTGTAAAAAACCATGCCCGACATTACTCAGTCCGATCAAGCATGCGTGACGCCAGTTGCGATGTGATGATGGTGTTCACATCTTCGAGCGTTGCGGCAATATGCACATCAGTTAACCCGCCGTAGTGATTGCCGACATGCACAATGAATCCGTTCTCGGCTTGGATGATGTTTAAGCTCAACTCAACCTTCGAGCGAATGATGCGGTCGGGGCCGGGGCTAGTTTTCATCACCAGCGGTGTGTTGGAAATTGCGGCGTTGCTTGCAAGAACGCTGCCTTGTGCTGCGTTACCCATCGCACCTGCTATACCTGTATTCATAAGACCTCCGTTAATTTGCCGTTGTGTTGCTGCTGACAAGCGTTTAGCTTGCACTTCTTGCAGTTCTTTCGTTGTCATGCCACGCATGGACGAATATGTGAATGCGTCTACTTCGTCGCTCATGTCTTTGCCCCCAACGCACGCAGCAGTTTGCACGCGTGCAGGGCTTGGAACTTTGCATCATCCAACGCGTTGTGGTGTGTGCCCACTCGCTCTTGCTTGACGTCAGGGCGCAGTGCTTTGAGCGTGCGGTAGCAGCGATCTTTGGTGAAGTGCCATGGGCGGTTGATGCCTGTGGCTTTGAACGCGTTGTCCAGAATCACATTGTCGAATGTGGCACCGTTGCCCCACATACCTGCACCTTGTGGGTACCAGCCTTTGAACATATCCAGTGCCAGCGCCAGTGGCACGCTCGGCTTGGTGAACGCAGCTCGTGCGTCATCGGACTGTTTCATCCACCACATCACTGTGCTGACATCCATCTTCAAGCCAGCGTCCACGCAACTCTGTGGGTCAACATTCACATAGAACTCGCTCTCGATCTGTCCGCTCGCAGGGTCGAATGCAACTGCACCGATGGAGATGATGGCAGCATTGCTGCCGTTACCTAGGGTCTCTAGGTCAACCATTACTTCACTCATAGCTCTACTCCTTTTTCCAAACGATCTGACACCAGCTGTGCATAGCCAGCGATGTCTTTCCAGCTGTCAAAGTAATCCGCATCGCCGTTAATAATGCGACCTATTTTGTGACAGATCATATCCATGGCTTCTTGCTGATCATCCGACAATGCCTTATCTCGTTGCTCAAGGTGCATGCGGATTAACTCTTTCAAATCCTGTGTCACTTTTGCATGGCCGACGAACGAGCCATAGCGATTACCTCGTTGCTTCAGCATCTCTGTTGTGGTCAGTGGCTTTTTATCTTCCACTTCATACACAGCTGGTCTGCTGATTTTTTCTGCGCGTGTTGTCTTACGCATCACTGGTTTCTTTGCTCTCATTTGTTTACACCTTCCGTAGTTTCAGTTAATCGAATTTTCACTTTTACCGCTCTGTACTTGCTGCTTTCAACAGCATGCACAAACGATTCTTCTGCCTCTTTGCGTGTTAAAAACAAACTGTACAAGTTCGCTGTGCCAACTCGTATGAATCGACCTTTGAACTGCACAGCCCATCTCACCATGCTCGAGCCTTTCATGGCAACGACCCCCCTTGTAGTTGAATCGCCAAGTTCTCGCATTCATTTATGCAGAACGGCAAATCACGAACAACCTCGTCCATGCGAAGTAGGTCTAGCATCACGCTGTACACCTCTTTGTACCTATCGCTCATCAACGCCGGGTCTTTTTTGTCGCCCAAGTGTGCGCAGTCATATCCAAACCAATATAGGTCAGACTCAACTGGGTAGTTGTTGTCATTGCTTGAATATGTCAGCCCACCATGCACCTCTATCTCGTGGGGCATATCGTCATAGAACTTGCCGTAGTGCACATGGCCTAGTGGCACGCCCACATACCCACAGCGGTGCCCCATCGGCGTAGCAACAATCACAGCACGCAACCCTGCCGCTGTTATCCAGTCTTTTTCAATATTCATTCTTTGCTCCCGTTCAGTACTTCAATCATTTCATCACTCCTTCACTGCACGCATCTTGCGTAGTTTGTACTCTTTGTCGATCACATCCATTGCCAGCTCCATGTCACGCACAGTCGTGTTGTCCAGCTGCACATCGTGCAACTCCATGACAAGGTTCATAGCTGTCAGCTCTGATGCCTTCAGAATAAACCTGCCTGTCTCAACACCACGCTTCGCAACAGCGAGCAACGCGTCTTGTCCATTCTTAATCTCGTCAGCCCAGTCAGCACCTAATTCGGGGCGTAGTCTTGCATACGCTTCCGTCATGTTAAACGCACCAATCAAAATGTCAACCTCTGGTTTTCCCGCTTCACCTTTGCGCAGTGCATCCATGGCTGCATGGTTCTTGATGCGTATGTCGATGCTGCTCGGTACCTCCTTGAATGGTTTGATGCCAGCAAGCACCCATGTCACCGGGTCAGGTAGCTGCCCCTTTGGTTTGTACTTACTTCGTTTCCTCATGGCTGTGCTCTTTCGCTTTTGCTTTGTCAGTAAACAGACGACCGCAAAACGTGCAGCGATAGAGATAGCTGATGGTCACCCTAGCTTTTTGCTCGACAACTCCACCCCACCCCTGCCGTACCCGTGGTACGCCGCTGTATGTTTTTACGATCTCGATCATGGCTTTCACTCGTCTTGAATCTCCAGCCAGTATACGAACCCAAGCAACATAGCAACAGTCACTCCAACGCCAAGCATCATCAGCACAGCCATTAGTGCAATGTTCTCAAGTGCTGTCATCTTTGCGCTCCTTAAACTTTCTGAACTGCTCTCGCTCTATGTACCCGCACTTTGTGCAGCTGCGCCATTGCACATAAGCCACATCTGTGCTGTCGTCCATCCACTTGTCGAATTTGTGCCAGCAGCCGCTCATCTTATCTATCGTGTATAAGGTCAGCACGATGACGATCACACCAACGATGGTGCCAAAGAAAAGTAATAGATCACTCATTTTTTCAGCCCCTTTATGTACGCTGCAAAACTTGCAACTGTGTCCTCGCCGAACGCATGCTTGAAGTCGTGCACGATTCTGTACGCCGCCATTTCCAAACCAGAGTTCCAGCCCATTTCATACATGTGGCTTTGCTCGGCTGTTTGTGTGTTTGTAATCTGGCGCTTGCGCCATCCGCTTGCTTGTTCACGCTCGATGCGTGCGAACTCATCATCTTCATCAGTCATTTATAAACCCCTGTTTGATTAACCAGTTTCTAAAGTTGTCGTCGATCTGACTCGGCCTAGCGCGTCTACGCTTTGGCACCTTTTCTTTTTTCGGCTTGGTGGCCACCACTTTGGGCTTGGCAGTGTTGTACCAAGGCGCACCCGGTGCAAGCACGGTTTTCACAGTGGTGCGTCCTCCTCATTGTTTGGGTTGTACTTAGGTGGCTTGCCACCCGCAGGTATCGGTGTAGTTGGGAATGGCCATGTCATGTGTTGAGTTCCTTTAGTTTTTGCAGTAACGCGACTCGTTCCATGTCCCACCCCTTTTGCTTGTCAGCCATCGTGCGGTTACTAATACGATCGCATTGCATAGCGTGTTGCAGTTGCACCTCAATCATCCCGTCAATTAGTTCAATCTCGCGTTCAGTTAACGGCTCACACCAACGATAAAGCGCAACTGTGTACTGGCCTTCTTTTTTAGCGTGTTCTTCTGGCGTAATCACATCAATGATGTCCCCATCTGGATGCTCCATGCCCCACGCTGCCGGTTGTTTGTTACTCATCGTCCCACCTCCAAGCGCATCCACAATGCAAAGCCAAAGGTAATGCCGAATGTCGCCATCAGCACACGAAGCTCCCATGTCCATGCTGCAATGTCCCAGCTCACAGACACGAACGAACCCACCAAGTACATGGCGAAGAATGTCACCACGAATGGCAGCATGGTGCTGCCGATCAATTTAATTTCTCTCATGTCAATCCTCCCAGTGATGTTTATCTACCAATGCCTGATGAATCACATCAGCCAAATCTTTGTCGTACTCAAGCGCGTGCGAGTAGCACTGGCGCAATTCTTCTGGCGTCAGCGGTTTCCACTTCTTACGCACCATCTGTTTGATGCCGCTATTCAGCGCTACCAGCACTCGCTGTGCAATCTCATCGACCGGCACATTCGGGTTTGCAGTCACGCCGTCAGCAGTTATGCGAAGTAATTCAGTGTTGTCGTTGTTGTTGAAGAATACGATGTTAGCTGGCTGCTGATTTGAGTCAACAATATTTATTGTTGAGTATGGAATAACGCTTTCAATCTCTTGTGCAACGACACCATGCGAAGTGTTGCTGGCATTCCATGAATAGCTTGTCATCACCTCTCCTTGAGTTCAGAAAAGATCGTGTTGCCACAACGCACGCAACTCCACCAGTAACTGTTTGGGGTGCGATACTTGATGCCGAAGTTTGTCGGCTCGTACCTATGCTTGCAATTCATAACACATACCTCCAGTAAACAAGTGCACCAACAACCCAACAGCCTAGACCTAACCACACGCTAATCCCATGGGATTTACGCTCGTGCGGCTCGAACCACTCAGGGTAATCGTTGGGCCACGCTTGCAGCAACGAGCGCGGAAAGCACCGCGTTGTCGGGTTGAGGTCGGGGAGTGCATGATAGTTTGTCATGTGATTTTCCTAAATGTGATGTTGCCAATGATGTCGCCACGATGCACGATGTCATACTGCTTGCCCTCTTTGGTCGCACCTGCACGCGCCATGTCGCTGAGCAACACAGTCATGGAACGACCGAGCGTAGACACATACACCACGGCGGACTCTTCGTCGAGGGTTAACCACTCGTTGTCCTTGTCGATGTTTACGCCCAGCTCCTCGAACCCTCGCACGAGTTTGGATTCAATTCGCACGAGGCGGTTCAACAATTCTTTTTCGAGTTTGTAAAGCATAGTTTTCTTTCATAGTGGAACCTCGACACGGGTGCCGAATGGTTCGCGTGGATGGCTGTAACCGATGTCAGCCCAGATCATTGGCATGGTGGGCTCAACACACTCGTCAAGGTTACCTTCCATGTCAGTGAAAAATATCATGCCACAGTACCGCTCGCCGGTGTTGGCAAAGTGCTCGAACACAGGTTGGAACCGAGTACCGCCACCGCCCTTGGGTTTGAGCTCAAGTGGCTCGTCACGCTCGAAGCGTTCGACGCGTGTCACATCCCAGTCGCAGTACACCACCTCGACGAACGCAGGGTTGAGGTCGTCAACGATGGCTTGCAACTCAGCGGCAATCTGGTTGCACTCGCTCGGGCCCATGGAGCCCGATGTATCAAAGCCAATGGCAAGACCACCCAGTGCATCAGAGCGCAACGATGGCATATACAGACCCGAGCCGATGAAGCGGCGTGATGGGCGAATGTACGAGTAATCTGCTGCGGCACTCTCGGTCATCATCGAGCGTGTCACATCTTGCCAGCGCACCTTGGCGTCGCCGACTTTCTCCAGCACGCGGTCGATGAGCGATGAACCTTGACCACACTCTTTGGCCATCTTGGCAGCTGCAACGATGGATGCTTCCATGTCAACACGGGTCGCCTCGTCTTGTGCATCGTACAGGTCGCCGTGGCCGTCAAAGCCACCGCCGTCAGAGTCACCTTCGCCATCGCCGTCACCGCCGCCGGACTGCTGTTGCGCTTGCTGTTGCTCTTTGAGTCGGTTGTACACCTCCTCGGATGACATCTCCTCACGCACCCAGTTGATGTGCACACCGCCCTTGGGCAGTTGCCAGTTGCGGCTCTTGATGTACGCGTTGATCAGCGCATCGTTGGCGATGTTCCACAACTTGGGGTCACGACCCTCACGACGCCACATGTGCATCAGCACCACATGGCATGACTCGTGCAACACCAGACCGAACAACTCCTCATCGCTCAGTGGTTCGCAGAACGCTTCGTTGAACCGCACCCATGTGCCGTTGGTACCAGCGGTGGTTACCTTGTCGGATACCTCACGCTTGACGCGTGTCATCACTGCTGCGATGAATGCTTCGCGCAGTCCTAGCTTGCTATATGCAAGATCAATTCTGTCCATCAATGCCATGATTATCTCCAGTGAGTAAGTGAATCAGTATTGTCAATCTCGTCATTGTCTAAGGCGAAGATCGCCTCGACATGTAGTTTAGCAGAGTCGATGTCCTCGTGCCAAGTGACATCGTACCCTTGTTTGTAGAACTGAAACTGCACGGGGACAAGTGCCCCCTTGCGTTTAACAGCCCAATCAAATATGTTGACATGTGCGTAGCGTCGATACTTTGTGCGTTCTGCATTCGTGTCGAACGGAATTGCAATCCTCGCTACCCACCCGCCAGCATGTTCATGCCACTCAAGTTGTCTTAATCCCATGGGATTACTCCGCGTTTGTTTCCAATGCGAACAGCGCCTCGACATACAGCTTAGCTGACTCGATGTCGCTGAACTCCCTGATCTCATCGAACGAGTTGCGTGTCACAACCCACCCGCCTTTGCTGTCGAGTAAACCCGCAGTGTTGTAGGCTGGGCGAATCTGTGCAAACGATTCACGCACGATGTAGGCTTGGCCACGCCGATACTTAGCTTGCTGTATGCGGGTGGCGACATGGATACCCATGTTCTGCAACTCCCATGCCAGCGATGGCCTGCCCGATACGGGGTGTTTGATCGCCATGATTACTTCATGCTGAAAGCAGCTTGGTTAGCCACAGCCCACTTGCTGAACGCAGGTGACTTGGTGATTGACTTGTCACGCTTGTGTGCCAGCTTGATGGTGAGGGTCTGAATCTCGCCGGGCATCTTCTCCAAGAACTTCCATGCCTTGTCGAAGTTGTCAGCATCGAGGCGCGTGGCCAAGCCCATCGCAACACAATAGCGCACATTCATTTCTTTGGGCAACGCCACATCCTTGCCTTGCAAGATGTCCTCGATGCGAGGCATGGACTCCCACACGCGCAGGTGTGTCTCGAAGATCATGGCTGCTTCTTCACCGATGTCACCCTTGATCAACTCGACACGATCTTGCGTGGGCAAGTCGAGGTCAACCACATGCGATGCGGCGAACCACGAGCGTGGTGATGGGAAAGGCTTGATGTCACCAGTGGGCTCGAACTTGTGCAACAGGTCAGGGCGGTCTTGCAACAGAGACAGAATCTCTGGGCGAATGCCACGACCGATAGCGTGTGCTGTGAAGTCGTCGATGGTTGTGCTCACCTCGATGTCACACATGCGGTTTTGCAATGGTGCGGCAAGGTTGAATGTCACACCACGATCGGTCTTGCGGTTGCCAGCGGCGATCACCATCCATGAGTCAGGGATACCGAAGTCCTCGGGTGTCAGGCACAGCTGGTACGCAGCTGCTTGCACTGACGGTGGAGCTGATGTGATCTCATCCAAGAACAGAATGCCTGAGCCATCAGCGGGTAAGAAGTCAGGGCGTGCCCAGTGTGTACGACCCTCGACGACATGAGGAATACCACGCAAGTCGGTGGGCTCCATCTGTGCCAAGCGCAGGTCGATGACACCTTTCCAGTTTGGGACATGCTCGGCCAAGAGTTGTGATGTTTGGAACACAACTTCGGATTTGCCGATACCCGATGGGCCACGCAAGAAGGTTGTGCGACGACGAGTGTTGTCGTTCAAATAACGCTTGACGAGAATAGGGGTCACATGTGCAATTCTCACAATTTTCTCCAATAAGTAAACAAGTTTTTACCGCAGGGCCGCTGCGGAGCCGGTTATTTCGGAGCATGCGTATGCAGCTTCGACTTTGCTTTCAGGTATACCACTCGGGCATCTTCAGCGGTCGCTGCGTACCCAATATGCTTACCATTTATCCTAGCTGCCCAGCGTTTATGTTCGCGGGCATAGTGCACTCCTACGTATGGGTTTAATCCCTTGGGATTACGTAAGTTCTGCTGGTTCTGTGCGTTAGTTGCCTCACGCAAATTCGAGAACCTGTTGTTTGTTGGATCACCGTCTATATGGTCTATCTGCGCTGCTGGCCAAACGCCGTGCACATAAAACCATGCTAGCCTATGAGCCAAGTACTTTTTACGCTTGATGCTTATATACACCACATTGCGAGCGCCTAGCGTCCCAGCCTCTAGGCCAGCCACTTTGCGCGCGCCACTGTCTACTAACCATGTGAATACACCAGTTCGTTTGCTGTAGTGCAGTACGCGATGCAGTTCGTTTCGTGTAAGTTCTGATGTCATGGTGTCTATTATACACGCATATGCGTGTACAGTCAAGTAAACAAGTTGTTGATGTGCCAGTGAACCGCACTGGCAACGGGTTAATCCCGTGGGATTAGATGACTGCTTCGGCAGATGTTTTTGGCTCGACATCAGTGGGTGCAGGTGGCACGGGTTGTTGTGCAGCTTTCTCTTGCTCTTGTGCTTGCAACACGATGTCGTCGATGATGGGACGCACCAAGCCATGAGCACCAGTGTTCAGCAAGTTGAGCAAAGCGTTGACACCATTGAGGTCAAGTTTGAGATCGAGTTTGATGTTGAAGTCCATCGGTTTTCCTAAGTAGTTGAGTGGATAAGTGAACGATGATTTTACTCATCGACCGAGTTGAGTGCAAGCGAAGCATAGTCTGTGATTGTGAACATCTTGAGAGATATTCCAGTATTCGAGTGAGCCTTTTCTCGCTTGTAGCCTTTTTTACTCCAGTCGTATTGCACGGGCTCGCCGTTGCACAGCATCTTGAACGCCATGATGGCTTCATCCACCGGCAACAGAATTGACGAGCCACTGAACTCGAGCAACGCTTTGGGTTCGTACTTGTTGTCGTCGGCCATGGTTATTCCATACGCAACACTTCAACAGTGTTGTTGTCTTTGTTGATCATGGTGGCGAATGTGCCAGCACCATAGTTTGCAGCACCATGTCCGCTGATTGATGAGCGCAGTGACTCCAGCGGGATGCCTTCGGGACACACCAGCACCTCGACATCACCGGCTTTCATGTTGGCCAGAACAGTTTTGTAGTCCACATGCTTGAGCACATCGGTCTTGTGCTTTTTGCTGACAGCAGTCAGCTCGCCGTATTCGGTGCCGTCCTCTGTGATGACTTTGAACTCGCAGCCCAAGTTGGCAAGTTGATTGACAAGGCGCTCGATTGTTTTCTCTTTGATTGACATGGTTTATTCCTCCAGCATAGCGTTGATTGAGTTGAGTAAAGCGGCGGTCTGTGTGTTGACCTCTTTGCGTGCATCGGGGTTGTCACGCAGTTGTTGTGGGTGCGGCGTGGTGTCAGCGATCTCCTTGGCAATGGCAAGCACATTGTCAGGCATGACATCAGCGAACGCATGCAGCAAGTTAATTTCCTCCATGATGTTGTCCACCACTGAGTCACGGAAGATCGGTGGGCGCAGGTCAATCACACCGGTCTTTTTGTTCAACACCTCGCGGTCGCCCTTGGCAGTCACCTCGTGCAGTCGCTGTACGACTTCTTTGAGGCGCTCCAGTGGTGCACGCAACATGTTGTTCATGGACTCACGGGTTGCAGTCTCGACCTCGGCACGCAGTGCGTCCATCTCGTCGTCTTGCATCTGCACACGGAAGTCACCAGCATCAGTCACTGGGCGGTAGTTGACACGGAAGCGGAAGTCATTCTTCAGGTCGGTCAAGTCAGGGTATGCGTTGGCATCGAACAGCTCACCTTGCGATGTCTGTGCTTGTTGCATCACATTGCTCCAGTTGTTCAAGAATGCGGTGACGCACTGATCGAACTCGACTTGGTATTTGCCGATGCGCTCGGTGAACTCCATGAACTTGGCAGTCGGCAAGAGATACTCGCCTCGTGTCCACATATAGGTCACGCTCTCGATGTAGGCACGGGCACTTGACTCCACTGTGAGAATGGGTTGCACCAGCGACTTGGGGTACAAGTCCTTGCGGAACTGACCAGCGCCGTGTGCGTTGTTGGCACTCTCGGCGTCACGAGTTGCTTTGTCGTCTTTCTTCGTCATCTGTGGCTTACTCACGCTAAGTGAGACCAGCAGTGCGTGGTTTTTGATACTCATAGTTTGCTCCTTAATTCCATGGGATTAAAAATTCATGCGTTGAACGATGTTTAGCATCTCATTACGCATCTCTCGTTTGAACCACGACTGCATGCGGTAGTTGCCTGTCAGTGAATCGGCGATCAGGTTAGTCATTGTGTGGTTACCTACCTTGATGTGATGGTGGCCTGTCCTTTCGGCAAACCAGAGGTCGATGTGCGGGTACAGAATCGTTGGCTCCAGTGCGATCACACCATCGAGTTGTGAATTGGCACGCTGCACAAGAATCTCCCACACACGATCGGCCAAGGCTTGCGCATCGACCTCACGCTTGAGTTCTTCTTCGGTCATGTCGGTTTTGTCTGTCATTTGTTCCACTCCTTCGGGTCACGCATGGCGCTCTCGCCCCATGTACACACGCCACACATCTCGCCTTGGTACACCACCTTGCCATCCTTCACGCCGGTGACAACATGGTTGGCACCACACACCTCGCAGGTGTGGGTGTAGTCGGGCTCGTAGCTGTCGATGTTGATGATGTCGCTCATTTTTTCTCTCCCTTCGGCCAGCCGAGTTTGCTCAGGTCAGCGACCACATTGGCAAGTGCTGGCAAGTTCTTGGTGGGTTGTGTCTCAGTGGGGAAATACTTTTTGAACTCAGGGAAAGTTGTCTCCAAGGCTTTGAGCGTGGTGCACGCCATGATGGCGTTGGTCAGGTTGCGCTTGGCCTCGTAGAATTTCTCGTCCTCGGCTTTGTATGGCTCGAGGATTTCTTTCAGTTTCTCTTTGGGTGCGTCGCCGATGATCACATGGCGCAGTGCCCAGTTGCATCCGTCATAGGTGATGTCGCCTGTGTGCTCGGATGTGAAGATGTCAGGGCGTTTGCCATAGAGTTTGCGGCACTCGGGTGACATGGCCTTGACCAGCGCAGCTTGCACTTTGGCATGGCGCGTGGCCTTGTTTGGCTTGGGTACATCATTCATGATGGCACGAACGATGGCTTCTTTTTGCAGTTTAGTAACTTTCATGGTTTGCTCCTTAAATGTTTTTGCGCAGTACGGACATGACTGCGTCTTGGAAGTCGCTGTCGTCAGCGTCAACTTTGGGGGTGTTTTTCTTCACCGCGTTGAGCTCGTCATCAAAGTCATCGACTTTGCTATCCATGTCATCAACCTTGGACTCCAAGTCATCAACCTTGTTGTCGAGCTCGTCGATCTTTTTGCTCATGCTGCGCATGTTGTCGTTGTAATGGCCATCAATCATCCCCGTGAGGAAGTCACGGATGTTGCTGTCGTGTTGCATCAGCGTGTACACGGGCAATGCCAAGTTGTTGGGGTCAAGTGCGATCATGCCCATGCCCTCGGCGTTGGTCTGTGCTTTGAGCTCTGCAACAACATGAGGCACGATGTATTTCGCTAAGTCCAGCACGAACGAAGCGAACAGCGGGGCTGTCGGTGAAAGTGTTTCCATAAAAATCTCCAGTAAGTAAACAAGTGTGTTAATCCCGTGGGATTAGTGAATGAGTCAGTTGTATGAGCCGAAGCGGTTTCCTCAGCTCATGGGTAGTATTGTAGCAGGATACCCGCTACTTGTCAAGTGAAGGGGTCATCAACGATCGGATGAGTTCCCTGTCGAGGTCGTTTTGCAACTGCTTCGCAGCAATGTCAAGTTGGGCTTGGTATGCGCTCAGTGGTACTGAACCAGATGGTCGTGTGAATCCGTTCCAGATCAAATACTTTTTCATGCTGATCAGCTCACGCGTTGCAGTGAGCCCGCACTCGAGGTAGTGGTCGGGCATCCGCTCGCCGTCATACAACAGCACGAGCTCGGCGCGGCATGATAGTAAGGCTTGGGCACGCTTGGCCTTGCTTCGTCGGTTCGATCGTCTACTCATAACGCCAACTCCAGCTGGTTTTTGTGTATGCTCTTGCGCCTCGTCCACTCGACCTCAGCGATCTGATTCTCGATCACCTCGATGCGCCATGCTTTGTTGTCATCGTCGTTGTTGAGTATGGTGCTCTCATACCCGCCACAATATTCACGATCATCTTCGATGGGCTCGCCGTCCTCGTCTATCGGTGCCACGCCGATGGTCAACCAGAACCAGTCGTTGTCGTACCAGCCCTTGAGGTAAGCGAAGTCACGCTCTACAGCGGCGACACAATCTTCATGGGTCTTGCAACCCCACTCAGTCTTTGCATTGTGCAACGAGGTGAGCACATCGTAATACAGCCCTGTGTCGTAATAGTTAGATGGTCGGCATAGCTGGCGCATGAGCGTCAGTCGTGCAACCTCCTCAACCTCGGGCTCACAGTCAGCGATGTGTTGCTCGAGCTGCTCTGCATTGGTGGGGTTCCAGTCCATGCGCTCGGTCACGCCGTGGCAGTCCGACCACTCCAGTGGCGATTGTGAGTCATAGTCTTGGTACCAGCACACATGGTACTTGAGCCCATTCTTGTGCTCGTAGGTCTCGCTTTGGTAAATATCTTTGCTCATATCTCTACCCCCAATAATTCAACACCAGCGGCGTAAGGGAATCTTGCGCCACGCTCTGCAATATGTTGTGCATCCCGTGCCTCGTCAACACCAGCACCAAGGCCGATATAAAAGCAAAGGCCATCGAACTCGGTCTCGACTGCAACGACACCGATGCACGCACCACCCATCGGTGTGAACCAGATCGAATCTAAAACTTTACTCATCTCAATCTCCCTTCGCTTCAAACTCAGCGATCAATTTATCTAGCCACGCATGTCGCCATGCTTGCAACCCCATCGGGTTGTTGTTGCGCACATCGTTGCCCCAGTCGCACGCTCTGTCCCACACACAGCTTGGCCACTTCTCAAGGTCTTTGAGTTTGTACTGTGGGTATGTCATCTTCCACCCAAGCCAGCTGTGTGCATAGGCGAAGGGTTGAATGCGGTGTTCGATAAGTATTTCGAGTTCGTTTGCTGTGAGTATTGCACCTAAACAAGCGAGTTTGTGTGCCGTCACACCAATGGCTTGGCATAATCCCATGGGATTAACCCACGACAGCTCTTTCTTTGCTACACGCAATAGCATGGATGTCTTAAAAAATGCGGCGTTCATTGGAATTTACTCCTGACTGATTGAAGTGAGGTGATGCGTGCTCGTGACAGCACTGCTTGTGTGTACAAATACACGGCCTGTTTGAACTGTTCTTCGTCGATGTCGCCACGCTCGAACACGGGCTCGAGCGTATTCATTACATCTTGCGCTTGCTTGAACGCTATCGCTAGCGTCGCTTGGCTTGGCTTTCGCTTCACGAGTTAGCCCTCCACGCCTCGACCTTGGCTTTGAACTCGGCATGTGCATGCAACACTTGGTTGCGCACGCTCTCGTCCTCAGTGAAGATCGACAGCATGCGCTTGGCAGTGCGCGCCTCGTCTGAGTATTTGAACGCACCAGCGGTGGCGATGATCGCCCAGCAGAACAGAGCGAGCTCGGTGAATGTGATGTTTAATTCCATGGGATTAGTCCTTCCAGTCAAGTGTTTTAAAAGCCTCGTCAACAAGCAGACGGAATGTGTATAGCGTCATCTTGTCGAGCGTGAGTAAGTCCTCGGTCGCAGTTGTCCAGTACCACATCGACCACGGGTGGATGGCATTGGCTCGTCGTTTGTAATTCATTGCATTTCCCCTCAAACAAAATCTACGCTGGTGCGTACATCCATATAGTCATAGAAGTGGATGTTGTCGCTGGCTTTTGTCTCAACATCGCCATGCTCCTCACCCGAACGGGCAAACGCATAGGCGCACCCATCCATCTCGCCCACATAGTCCATGAGCCCCTCTTGCACCTGTACCCACGGGTACGACTCGTACCACTTTACATCGTCCCACGACACATACAGCCGGTGCTTGAACTCGGTGTCGTAGTCCATCACTTGTATGTCCATCTGGTCGAGTATCTCCCTGCCACCATCGGTGTCGCCGAGTGTGAGCTGGGCATGTGCCCTGAAAGTGTTGATCTGTTCTTCAGTGCTGAACAACAGAATGTATTTGACTTCTGACCGGTATCCCATGATTAACCCTCCAATAAAGCAAAGTGACCCTTGACAGCGGCACGCACGGCGTCAATGTCTGGCTCGTTCTTGAGATTGTGTAAAAAGCCCATCATGGCTTGCAGGTCGTAATAGGCGTCGGCGTCAATCAGGTCGAGCGGTATCTTGTGGGTGAAGTTGTGCATGACACGCTCGGCATGGTGAATACAGCTGTCGATGGTGCCCCTGCGGGTAGCCTCACGCAGTCGTGGCTTGTCCACCTCTTTGAGCATGCAGTTGACGAACCCGATGGAGTTGCGCACGATGTCTGGGTTGTGGCGGTGTAGCAGTTGGTCAACCACGGGGGTTATGTATATGTTGTCTGGGCTGTTGCCAGCGGCGACGAACCCATCACGGAAATAACCTTTGTGACGCTGAGTGCTTGACGAGTAATATCGTGATGTGAGCCATAGCTCGTTTTCTTTGGTGTGGGCATTGCGCATGATGCGTGCAACCGGGGTGCGATAACTGATGCCGTCTTGCACTCGGTAAAACACCCTGTTGGCATGGATGGCCATATCGTCGTTGTGTGGGCCGGGTGTCACGACAAGTGCTGAGCTCATCCGTGAGCCATTGCATGCTTTAAGTTTGCCGAACTGCTTGCCGACTGTTGCGTGTGAATTTGACATAACGAATTCCTTAATTCCGTGGGATTAAAACAAGAGACCCATCAGGGCCAATTCTTCGATGCCGTAAACCTTGTCAGCATCGCAATGGTCGCATGTGTATTTGCGTGCATCGGGCTCGACGCCGGGTTGATCGTTGCCGCATGCAAGACAGAATCCGTGGTCAAGTGCAGCAAGAGACATGCCATAAGCGACGGATGGGCGGTACTGGGTTGCACCTGATCGTGTGCGATAGGTGGTGATGTGCTCGGGGTTGTGCTTGAGCGTTTTTGCCATGGTGAACTCCATAAAGTAAGTGAACAAGTGAATCTAATCCCGTGGGATTAGGGGAGGTGCTGAGTCGCTTTACGACCCAACAGACTACATTATAGCGGAATACTCGTGGCGTGTCAAGCGTATGGGGTGTTTTTACAAACAAAATATCGGGAAATTTTGTAGGATGTTGGTTGGACTTTAGCAGATGCCAAACAAGTTTATAAATTTCGTGGAATTATGATTAAAAAGTCGGGAAATTTTGTAGGATGTTGAGTTTATAGCAGCAATAAAGATGTCAATATGATAACTTTAGCAGATAGAAATCGCTGGAACCCGCATGGATACTGACTTTAGCAGATTAGCAGCAATTTTAGGCATGAGAGAGATTTTTATGGCGGGGGGTAACGGGTTGGGCTTGGCGGTCGGCACTGGCCGAAATCGTTCCAACATTCCTGTCTTAAATCTATCTGCTAAAGCTATTAAACTAATAAATAAATAAAAGGGGGGTGCAAGCCCCGTAAGTCGTTGATTTTAAAGGCTTTTTTATCTCACGGATTTACTCGCAATTAAAAGTTATAGCAGCAAAAAGTGCCCCTAGGCTCTATGCGCCCTACATCGTCTAAAGTGTCGCAAACCCGCATGCCTAGGGCTTTAGCAGCAATTTTTCAATGTGGGCTTGGGTTTGCAAGGTGGTCTGAAATTCGTCGGCGATACCTCGGTAATACATCACTCGTGGCGAGTAATCCCGTGGGATTAGCCATCACGCACGCAACGCCGCCGCATGATAGTAGTGTGCGCAGCATGATAGTAGTCTGGTATTGGCAAATTTTGGGCGCAAAAAAGCCCCCCTTGCGGGGGGCTTCGGCTGGCGGCTTAGGCGCTGGCTTTGCCGGTGATCTTGGTGCCTTTCACGGCTTTTTCCAAGCGGTACCCGTTTTCGATCAATCGGGCAACAATGCGGGGGTGATAAACCGCATCCAGCAAATACTCTGGCAAATTGTCCAGCCATGCCGAAAATGCGTCCGCTTCGGTTTTCATATCGGGGGCGGCGGGTAAGCTGGCGGCGGGTTTTGCGGGTTTGCGTCCAGCACCGGCTTTGCGGCCTAGGCCGTTTTGTTCCCGTACCTGTTTTGCGGCGTCCCGCATATTGTGCTTAGATAAATCAACGGCTTTTGCGGCTGTAGTGGCTTCGTCCGCTTTTTTGCCGTCCTTACCGATAACCGATACTACAACGGGGGCGGCTTCGGCGGCGTGCAAAGTTAACGCATCCGTGAAAAGTGACTTTACATTGTGACCAGCGGCTTTGAAATCATCCGCATACAATGCCACAACGGCGGCGATTCTTTCCCCTAGGGGTTTTTTCGCATCCAATTGTGCGCTGGCGGCTTTGGCCGCTTCTTTGCATTTTGCCAACATTGTGCTGGCGGCTTGGCCAGCTTCGTTGATCAATGTGCCAACGGCGGCAATACGGGTTGCAACAATAGTTGCGGCGGGGGCTTTTGCTTTTGCCATGATGAAATCTCCAATAAGTGAACAAGTTAACCGGTAAGCACCGGCGGCGGGTTGAAATCCCTTTCAACTTGGAAACAAGTATAACACAACTGGCGGGTAAGCCCGTAATTTAATCCCACAGAATTAGCCCGCCGCATGATAGTAGTAGAGGCCCATGGCGCGGCCCGACGCATACTGGAGCGTGGCAGACATGATAGTAGTAGGGTTGCCCCGAAGGGCATGGCTCAGCGCACCAGCACATCGAAGTATTCAAGTGCGAGCACGACGAGTGCGGCGGCGATGGTGAGTGCAGTGATCAAGTCTTTCATGGTGAATCTCCAGTAAGTTAGTACCTTAATTGTACAGTGGCATGGCGGCGCGCAGGCAGGGCAGGGATGATAGTAGTAG